AGAAGAAGAAGGAAAAGAAAACAAATAAGGAGTTACACTAAATGGCTTATTCATCTACCAATATGTCACACCCTTTGTATGGCTTTAACAAGCAAGATAAGAATGACATTATCACAGTAGGAGTTACTGAGGAAATTCGTCCAAGTGTTCGTTTGAAAGCTAACCGACGTATCGCAGTCGATACAGGTACTGAGGTAGGTTTTGACGCTAATAAAGTTCCTCAAGACCAAATCAACTGTGGACCTATTAAGTGTTTGAACACAGGTACACTGTTTGTAAAACACGCTAACAAGAAAGCGAAAGTTCGCTATCAAATTCGTTCTCACCCAGATAAGTATGCTCTTGGTTTCAACATGATTTACCTGAACTTGCCTAAGGCTGGTACTTACACACTTCGTGCTAAAGTATCTGACTACGCTGACGCAACTCAGACTAACTCATTTACCTACGCTTACAAGTTCACTGTGACTGCTCCGGGAGAAGTTCTGCGTACAGTAGACTTCACTGACATTGTATCGCTGAATGACACTGCTAACGGTGGTGGTCAAACAGGTACTGGTTGGTATCCAGAGTTCAAGAATGGCAAGCTGACTGGTAAGCCAAGTGCTAAATCAGCAGGTATTACAATTTCTTATGAGGTTGAAGCTTCTGCTGATACTGAACTGGAAGAAACAGCTCAAATCGGTTTCAGCTCAATCTACATTGTAGGTGACCGTTCAGAGCTTCGTAAGTTCTCTAACGTACTGTTGTCTTGCTTGACTTCATTCACACATAATGTATCTGTGCCAGCTTCTGACGCTCGTTGCTTCGGACGCCAATATGACGCAGAACAGATTGAAGTAACCAAGGAGATTACAGCTACAACTACTTCTGCTAACGATTACTGGTTGAACCCACTTGAAAGTGTGTCTAATTTGGTAACAAGTGGTATTCCTCAGACTGATACCTATGTGGTTGATGAGGTTACTGTAGATGGCAAGAAGTACGGTGAGATTTACCTCCCAGACTTGTACTTTGGTGACTGTAACACAATCATCATCTCACTTGACCGCTGTGAGTCTACTTACCTCTCAATGCTTCCTGTGTCACCGGGTGTTAGCCTTCGTGCTGATGAGTTTATCGTCATTACTGACCAAAAACTTGCAACACCTCGTGGAACAGTCCTTGTGAGCGAAGACTACATTGGTGAAGAAGTCCTTGTGACTTACAACGCTGAGCGTGAAGTTGAGCTGATTGTAGCAAATGACAAACGTCTTGACAAGACACACTTCCGTGTGACTCAACACGTTAAGGATACTAAAGGTAATGACCGCTACTACGTATTTAACAATGTTCTTATCACAGAGAATTCACGTGAATACGGTACAGATAGTGAGGTTACTCTGTCCTTGACACTGACAATCTCACGGGACGATAATGGCAATTTCTACGAAGTTCGTAAGGACAGTGGAGACTTAGCCTAATAATTAGAAGGAGAAGTTATGGTAGTTCGTACTATCGGAGTTAATATTACAGGAGCAGAAGACGTACAGCGTGTTCAGTCGCTCCTTAATGGACTAAAGAAACAGGTAGGCGAAGTCAATAACCTCCTCAAAAAGGAACTAGGGGCAGGCAATAAGTCTGCCTCTTTTAAGGTTAATATAGGATTCTCTACGGCACAGTTTCAGCGTGAATGGAGTGCATTTAAGAAGAGAGTAGCACCTACATTAGAGGTCAAAGTAAAGCTCACTGGAGATAAAGGTAATGGCAATGACCCCTTAGAGAATATGAATGATGGGGCTAGACGATTTATGTCTAACTCCCAATCTCTAAGGACTCAGCTTAACACCATCGGAGGAGCTCTTGATGGGCTCTCTAGCAAGACTTTGACACTAGGCAAGGCTCTTGGGGCTCTGGCTATTGGAAAGGTGCTAGGGGGCAATCTACGCTTCTCTACGGGTATCTTTGGCTCTATGCTTAAGGAGATTAACACAGTAAGGAATGTTTTACAGAAAGGCTTTACAATCGGGAAGATTGTTACTGCACCAGCTGTGAAAACTCTTACTGCTCTTGGTAACCTAGGGAGTAAAGTTGGAGCGACCTTTGTGAGACACTTTAACTCAGCGCTCTCAAGCCTTGGACGTGGGGTTATTCACATGAATAGCTTCCAGAATATCTTCAACCGTATCGGTCAGACAATTAACCGTGGTGTGAGAAGTATTGTGGAACAGACCAAAGAGCTTGGTGACGCAATGGTCACTTATGAGACACAGATGGCTTCATTCGGACAGGATAGAGGCACTACAGAAGCTGTGGCTCAGGAAATCTCTCGTTATGGTGCTGCTACTGCCTATAACGGGGCTGACTTGCTTCGTAATACCGGTTACTTTACAGCCCTTGGTGTACAAGACCCTGTGAAGCTGACTAAGGCTATTGCTGGTCTGGTTGCTACAAATAAAAACCCTATTGATGACTTTGCAGGGGTAGCTAAACAGCTTACTGACGCATTACAGGCAGGTAAGTTGAACTGGCAGGACTTCCGTATCATTCAATACCGTCAGTCTCCTGTGGCAACACGGCTGATTGATGAGGAACTTGCTAAGCGTGGCTATCTTCAAGATGATAAAGGAAATCCTGTGAACAAGCAGACAGCTATCCGTAAGGGTTACTTGTCTCTTGAGAAATACTTGGAAGTCCTTACAGAAGTAGGTAACAGTGACGCATTACAGTCACTTACAAACACAATTAAGACCCCTAAGCTTGCATGGGATAACTTGCTTGAAAACATTGGATTGAAAGCCAGTGGTGCTGTAGGGGCAGAAGGTCCTTTGAAGGGACTTTATGATAGCATTGTAGACTTTATCAAAGACATTACTGCTCTAGTAGAGAAGTCAGACCCTGTGTGGCAATATGTAGGGGAAAAATCACAGAAGGCTGTTGCAGGTATCCGTGGCTACTTCTCTGAATGGAATAAAGCTTTCTCTGAGCAACTTAAGGGAAGCCTTCCTACATTCCTTAACGGAGTCGAAGGAGGGTTTTCTGGAGGAAGAGTAGCTCAGGGACTTAATGAGATTACACAGGCTTTACTGGCTATGGGTAATGCAACTACTTCACAGAACCTCGGTAGAGGACTTTCTGAGGTAGCTTACCAGTATGAGCGCCTTGTGGCTAAGTTTATCTCACTAGGACAAGTTATGCTTGACAATGGAGCTCTCGATACCGTGGCTAACTTTATTGCCCTCTATGGGGATATGGTAAGTCAGGTAACTAACAGCTCTGTGATTAAGAATAGCCTGACCTTTATTAACTTTATCATTGATGAGGTCAAGAAGACTGTCAATAATGGAGCACTTGTGAATGGAGCTGATAGAGCCTTTACAGGTCTGTTGGACTTCTATACACAGCTTGTGTCCTTGGCTAGTCTGTTTATCAATGATACACCTATTGTAAGTAAAGGGCTAGAGTATGCTGGTCAGGTACTTACAGCCATGGCTACAGCAGTATCTTCTGTGAAAGACCTAGCAAATAACATGCTCAATGGAGGAGCTTCTGGCAACTTCAAGAAGGGGCTTGAGTTAGGTTTCCAACAGGGAGTAAGTGGCTATGGAGAAGACCCTAGAGGTCTTGGACGTACAATCCTATTTATTCAGAAAGTCAGAAAATTCTTTGAAGACTTAATGAAGGAGTATAACAACCTATTTAATACCTTCCAGTATGCTAACCAAGTAGGGGCTGAAAAGTACGGAGTTAAGATTGGCAACTTCATAGGCGAAGTGGCTAATATCTTTGGTAAGATTATTGAGTGGTTTGAGACAAAGATTAAACAGCTTAATGGACGGATTAACTTCAATACTATTAAGACCCTTGTGGAAGAAGTAGGTAAAATGTGGCTCTCTGTTGTCAATATGCTTACTGACACAGTTACTAAGTCTATCGGCTCTTTACCTAAGGGAAGACTGGAGCAAGGTATGAAGAACTTCTCTTCTGTGTTCCAGAATATGCAGAAGTCCTTACAGCCTATTTATCAGGAACTTCTCACAGGAGCTCTTAAGAGTATTACAGGGAATACTGGTAAGAAGCTGTTTCAAGCAATGGCTGACTTTGTGAAAGCTGTTGTGTCAATGATTAGAGACATTCTTAAGTATATTGGTCATGGCTCTGTGGAAAGTGGATTTAACGCTATCCTTAAATTCTTTACTAATATCCTTAATTTTATGACTGAGATTGCTAAGTTCATGGGACAATATCCGGGGCTTACTACAAGCCTACTAGGTCTTGTGACTATCTTTGGTGTGATAGGTAAAGTGCTAGGTTCAGCGGCTAAAATGGTTTCTGTAGCTAACGCCCTTGGGTTAGGTGGTCTAGCCTCAGGAGCTGGTGGAGGTCTTCTAGGAGGGCTTGCTAGTACAACTCCTATAACTTCACTTCTAGCAAATTCAGAAGGGAATGCTTTACAGCAGTTCCTTGCTAGAGCAGGTACTCCTGCTATTGGAGGTATCGGAGGTAAGATAGGCTCACTTGGAGCTTCTCCTCTAGGAGCTATTGCTTCCTTAGTTGCTCAAATGATTGCCGACCCTGTGCAAAGAGCTATTGGAGGACATGGAGGGGCTACAGTAGGTGGAGCACTTAAGACAGCAGGAGCTGGTCTTGGCTTAGCCGGAGCAACCTTCACAGGAGCTTCCATTGGTACAGCTATTATGCCGGGTATTGGTACTGCTGTGGGAGCTCTCTTAGGGGCAATTACTAACCTTATCATGGGTGGAGGTAAGAGCCTCATGGACGGTATTGAAGGTCTTCTTACAGGGTACAATGACGAGTACCGTAAGCAGGCTGCTGAAAATGCCAAGGCTATTAGAGAGAACGCAGAGGCTGTGTCAAGAGCAAGAGCTGATGAGCATACTACTAGAGACGTTCTAGGCTCTAAGGTAACTCTGGGTGGTTACTTGCAAAACATGACAGATATGCAGAAGAAAGTGTTTGGTAGACTTCAACAGAACTTTACAGACGCTACTGCATATATGCAGAATTCTATGCAACTTCTTGAGCAAGCAGGAGCTACTGACTCAGCTACTATGAGACAGACGCTATTTGACCTTGGATACAACGCACAGAAGCCACTTAAGGACATGCAAGGCACTTATGTACGCATAGGTGAGGAATTGATGTCTTGGGAGCAATTAAAGGCTCAGAATGGCTTATATGGCTCTGAGGGAGACGAAATCTTGTCTGCATTGCTTAACCAAGTAGCTATTGCTCAAGGGAGACAGTTTACAGATATTGTAGATGAACAAGGTAACTTGATTACACAGATGGACGCTTATCGTCAAGGTGCTCAGAACCTCACAGAGGAGAAGAGACAAGAGTTACAACAAAAACTCATTGACGCTGGTGTGTCTCGTGACCAAGTTCTCCAACTTCCAGATAAAGCACTCCAATTCCTTGTGAGTCAGTATGATACATACACTAACACAATGGACGCTGAGAAGAAGAAGGCTGAAGATGAAGAGAAGGAAAGTAAGCACAAGGGAGACTTGAGCGACGCTTGGACTCGGATAAAGAATGGTGTAAAAGCTGTCTGGGAATGGGTTACTGGTATCTTCGATGGAATTGGTGAGTGGATTGCAGGTGCTCTTGCAGGACTTACTGGAGGAGACTCCAACAAAGCCAAGAAGGAATATAAAAAGAATAAGAAGAAAATACCTTCTGGAGGTACTCTTCTGTTCTCTACTGGAGGCTTTGTGAACTACCTTGCACAGGGAGGAAGTCCCCTTCTTGGAGGAATTTTCCAGCCTAGAGGTACTGATACTATTCCTGCAATGCTTACTCCGGGTGAGTATGTTCTCCGTAAGAGAGCTGTGGATAGCCTAGGAACTAACTTCTTAGATAACCTTAACCGCTTTGGTATCGGAGCTCTCGGAGGTAACAGGACAACTACAGTAGTGAATAACTACTATAACAACAATGCAAGTGTCAATCAGAATATTGACAACAAGTCCAACTACCTGAATGGTATGTATGGCTTAGATAGATTGATGAGGTATGTTTAATGGGATATAGAGGCGAAAATGTAAATAAGCCTAGACGATATATTCAATATAACGACCTTGTGTTCACAGGGACACGAAGCATACAAGAGCAAGCTGAGAGTGTAGCCTTTAGAGTTAATACAACTCCAAGGGCTTTCACTCATGGTGCTTTTGTAGGTAATAGAGGTGATGAGCTACTTGTAGATACTCACACTATTAGCTTCAAGATGGCTCTGAAAACAAATACATGGAGTGATGATAATATCCGTGTGCATTATGACTTCATAGTTCACCAGCTCACAAGGAAGGGTAAGCTCTGGGCTGTTGATAGCGGTAACCAACTTATCTGGTGTCATGCCTACTGTACAAGTATGCAACATCAGAAGGAATGGACGCTAACTGACAATGGCTATCTTGTGCTACATGTGGAGTTTAATAATGCAGAGGGTGTTTGGCACAAGGCTAGTGAGCACAAGACTTACTTTGATAGGTTCGACCTGTGTAGCTTTACTCAGATGAAAGCAGATTGTCTTAAATCACGTTGCTGTGATGATAGCCAGCCTTGCTCAGATTGTGAGTGCTGTAATGATAACTGCTCAGCTATGAAAGATATGATTGACTACTGCTCAGCTGTTCAGGACATAGACTTTAATGATGAGTTCTTTGACCTCTGTGACAGCAAGTGGAGAGTAGTTCATAACTGCCAAAAGGCTAGGATTGATGGTAAAACACTCCCAGAGCTTTATGCACACGCCCTCTGTGACCTCTGTGTAAACGGTGAGCTTCACAAGACGTTTCAGGCTGATACAGTATTAGATAGCACTCAATGGAGAGTTGGATTATTCGGACATTTCAAAGACCCAATTATCACAGTAAACAATACCAATATCAAGGTAAAAGGTGAGTACAACGGGGTTCTTACACTTGACCAAAGAGGAAATGTAAGGTATGCTAGTAGTTGGGAATGTCTTGAGTATGACTACAAGGTTGTCAAGCTAGATAACTTGTCTTACTGTGAAGGACCATTCAGAATTATTAAAGGCAGAAATACCATAAATGTATATGGTGTATTATCAAGCACAGCCTGTGCTTATGTAGATTACGAAAGGCTTACACTATGATAGGGAAAATTATAAATGGAGGAGACGGTTCAAGAGACCAGCTATTATTGCCTGAGGATTTCTTAGGTGACTTTGCGCTAGACTTTAACTTGATGGAAGTTCCGTCAATTCCAATTACTATCCCTTCTAAGTATGCTAAGCTACTAACAGGAACAACTCAGATTAGCCTGTCTAGTGATGATTGGAACTTTCTAGGCACTGTGTATGAGAAGAGGACAAATCATAAATCAGGTACTTGTACTGTGAGCCTCACTCATATAGTAGGTCTTCTGGATAAGAAAAACCTTCCAACTAACGTAACCTTTAAGGACACTACAGTTCAGGACGTTGTTAAGAAGGTTAAAGAATACTGGAAGGACTCTAAGAATGACTTAGTGAACCTAATGAAATTTGAGTTCCCAGATAAAACTGAACGCAAGATAGAGTATGAATTTTCACAAGAAACGGTCTTACAGTTCCTCACAAAGCTCTGTGAGAAGACTCAAGATATGCAATGGCGCATAGACAAGAAAGACCCCTTCAAGGTTACATTCTCAGCCATGGGTGCTAAGAAAGAGGTACTTATCTCTCCTGAGACATACCTCATTGACCTTGAAGAAGTTCAGGAAAGTTTCCAAGGAGTTATGAATGCTTCTGTGGTACGCTCAGATAAGGCTGACGCAGGAGCAAGCTCATTAACCCTTCGGGACATTTTCCATGATAAGAAACTCATGATTGAAGGCTTTCCTGTGATTAAGACAGATAGACCTGTAAACTCACAGAGGCACTTTGATTATCCACCACTCCCTGTGTTCGCTACTGATATGTCAGAAGATGAGTATGCTATCCTAGATGAGGAAGGAATTGCCCTTGAAGCAGGAGAACTCTACTGGGGTAGCATTACTACTAATGACACACAGGCGATAGCTAGTGAGAATAAGGAAGTGTCTGATGAAGACCGTATCAAAGCCACTGTGCAAATGTATAAGTCAGCTATCAGGAAGATGAGAGCTTCAAGGAGGAAGGTTATCTACCCTGTGACTACTTCACCTCTGCCAGCAGGAGTTCAGGTAGGGGATAAAGTTAAATTTATCCTAGGAGTAGACCTTGTGGAGCTAACACCTTGCAGTAAATACTATACTAAAGTGCTCAGGGCTAATGACTGGTTTTATGTCAACAAGATGAGCTACCAATATACCACAGGGAACTCCCTTGTGCTTAGATTAGAGCTAAGTAAGTTCTTATCAGTGGATAGAGAGGTGACTTAATGGACGCTGTAACTAGATTAGTAAACACAGTAAGAGACACACGAGAGAGGGTTACACAATCAAGCCGACAAAGGCGTGGAGGTGTAACTGACCTCTTTGGTGTTGACTATGTAGACACAATACGAAACACAGAGGAAATGGTTGGCGATAAGAAGAAAGAAGCCAACTACCACCTCACTGTGTCAGGGGACTTAGATAGGTTTCAGCGCTGGTTTCTTAAGGTTATTGTTACAAATAACAAAGGAGACAATTCAGAGCAGGAACAAGAGGGTGTTCGTCCAATGTCTGATGTACACTTAGAAGTGTTTGCGCACAACGCAACTACAGGACATAGTGAGACGATTGACCTGACACCATTTCTAAAGGCGATATGGAAGTGTAACTGGATTGCAGACGCTAAAGGCGGAGAAGGTATCTTCCCTAATGGTAATCCTATGGAGGGCTATGACCTAATGAAAGTTGCATGGTATCTCAATGATAAGCAGAGAGAAGCCTTGTATAGCCCCGGAGAAAAGATATTCTCTGTGAAAGCACTAGGAGACGCAACTGTGACATTGCGCCTTTATTTGAAATTTAGTCACATAAACTAATATGTACGATTTTAAGGATTTATATAATAAACACAAACACTACACAGAGAGGTTAGACCGGCTAAAGGTGAAGCAGTTTAAGGTGGAACAGCACCTAGGGGCTCACCCACAGGACTATACCGCTGTGATTGATAACATGAAGTTAAAGAGTGAGATATACAGGGAAGAGAAGAGAGTACAACAGGTACTTATGATGATGGAGGTTGTCTTTGAGTAGATTAGAATACCTATACCTAATCAGGGCTACTATTCAGAAGCTAATGCTGAGCCTAATAGAAGATAGGGATTTATTTTTAGCAGGACAAATTTTAGAGAAGGGTTGCTATGACAGTTTAGCCTTCCTGAATTATGATGTTAAAAAGTCAGTAGCCATAAGTATATGCAATAATAACAGTGTTATTTATTGTCCTGTTGATGATTATTCAATAGCTGAATATGGCTATTTATACTTCCCAACTACTGAACTTTTTGCTTTGTGTGAAAGTTTACTGAAAGACAATAATGGTGTATAATTATGGTTAGGAATTGCTACGATATATGCAAAGATAAACTTGGAGAGCATTACGACTTTGACGGCTCTGGAGGAGGTCCGGGTGGGAACTGGCAATGTCTTACGGCAGACCACTACGTTACAACTAGTGATAATAGATATGTTTCTGTTGCAGATTTATCTGTAGGGGACAAATTATCTACTGGAAATGTTGTAGTGGAAAATTCTCCGAAGAACTCTGAGGTATACTGGTTAAGAACTACTCAGGGGTATTTTTCTGTAACGAAAGACCATAGAGTGTTCTTGAAATCTGGTGGTTACAAGTTAGTAACTGAACTTACTGAGGAAGATGAACTTATAGTTGACTTATCTAGTAATGAGGAGTCACTATTTAATCTAACTCCTGATGAATGGAGGTTCTTCGGTTTTTGGCTGGGTGATGGTCACTGTGACTATAGACATGAGAATACTAAATCTCCTGTAGTCAAGGTCACTCTTGGTACTAAGAAAAAAGAGGAATATGTCCTTAACTTAGACCTTGAGCTAAATCATTATACCCATACTAATAAGGTAACTCCTATAGTATCTCTTGTTAATAAAAACCACAGAGGGTTAAATAAGCTTATCCATCTGTGTAGGGGTAAATATATTTCAGATATGTTTACTGCTGAGGAATATAGCTACATTATTGAGGGGTATTGTCAAGCAGACGGTTACGTTGTTGATAATTCTTGCACGATAACCTCTATAGATAAGAGATTACTTACTGTAATCCAGCACGGTTGTCATGTAAATGGTTGGAGTGCTTCATTATCTAAAAGACTTGATAGAGAAGCTACAAACTTCTGTGATAATCCTAAGCCTGTCTGGAGGTTACGGATTGTAAAAGGTAACAAGCCTGTGTCAATGTTTAAGTCCCTTACTTACAAAGGTAAAGAGACTATATGGGTATTGAATACTACAGGTGACCACAGTTACTTTGCTGATAACCAGCTACATCATAACTGCTATGACCTCGCTAACTACGTTGCTAGCTTCTTCGGAACTAGACTTGTAGGACCAGTCGCCGCCACTATTGTATATGATAATCCTCAGCTTTACAGACTTGCTCTTGTTAAGACCTATGATGGTCAGCTAGAAACTGGAGATATGATTATCTTCGGACCTGTGGCTTATAATTCAGCAGGGCACGTAGCTTTTTATGGTCATGGTGACCAGACAAGCGCTACCTGTATAGACCAAAATCACCCTGCATGGAATCCTGTAACTGAGCATACCTTCAATTTGTTACCATTGAACCCTACACATATTGTAAGGTTTTATAATCAGGAGGGGTATTCAGCAGGAGGACAGTCTTCTAATAATCAGCCGGGAACTATCTCAGGTAATGACACTACCAAGACTAAATCCAGAACGTATCAATTCTGGGAGGTCACCTGTGATGAGACTGAGGTACTTAAGGAGAAAGACGGAGAGTTTATTGAAAAGACTTTCCAATGTTCCAAGTACACAGGGCTGGAAGACGGGGACTGGATTAAGATTGACCGCTGGGACGGCTCAGCTGGTTATATCCGTAAATCCTGTGCTAAACGAAGAGAAGACCTAGACATTGTAGTAACAACTAAGAAAGACGCCTCTGTGACTAATGACTTGCCTTCTGGTACTGCTAACTATGACGGTGGAGACATTTCCTATGGAGGCTATGTACTTGCCAAGGATAAGATAAGTGCAATGGCTTCCGCCTGTGCCAAGTATGGTATTTGGCTTCCCGGATTTATCTGTCAGACCTATCTGGAAACTAACTGGGGACAATCTCCTGGAGCTACCTATGCAGGTCCTGAGAATAACTGGGGAGGTCTTACATGGACTGGAAACCCTCAGCGTGAGTCAGGTGTGGTAGTATCACAAGGAGCTCCACGGGCAGAAGGCGGTTACTACATGAAGTTTGCAAGTCTCAAAGATTACTTTGAAGACCACTGTAACCTCATTTCAGACCGTATCGGAGGAGCAGACGCATTATATCACGCAAACAACAAATATGATATTGAAAGCTTCACAAGAGGACTATTCAGACCTGTGGCTAAGTATGATTACGCTGCTGTCGGTCTAGGGGCTTATATAGCTCAAATGAGTAGTATCTACAATGGAATGAAGCCTCAGCTTGATGAAGTGATGGGACACATTAAGGAAGGTGAGCCTTTGCCTACTGCCCCTGCTGTGACTAAACCAACATTTCCAAAAATTGAAGTTCCAAAACCTAAGCTACCACCGCTTAAGACAGGAAACAAAGCAACTGACCGACGCTCACGTTGGATTTAAGGAGGAAACATGGCGTATAAGCTAGCAAAAGAAGACCAGCTGTGTGGAGTAGTTTACAATACTTACACAGGTTACAAGCCTATCCCCAAGGCTACTTGCCCTGCTAATTCAGGAGGGTGTGGGGATAATATTAAAGTAGTTCTCAACTGCGGTAAAGAGCCTAAGCAGAACGCACTTCCTGAGTATTACACAGATGGCACTATCCGTGCTTATGTGCAAGAAAAGGCAGGTCATAATGACCACCCAGTGCACTTCAAGAGTGATACGCCAATGGCTAACCCTCTTGTGATTGACCCTAAACAATTTACACGAAGTGATGACCAGCCGGGTAACCTTTATAAAGACTTTATTCAGGCAAATGGCTATACACATGTGAAAGCTGGTGGAGGTCAGTTTACTCAGCTTAACTCAGATGGTACATTCACTGTGTCCTATGAGTCAGTTGATAACAAGACAGCTATTGTAGAATTTGGTAAGATTGATTAAGGAGTAATAAATGTCAGATAAAGTTGTAAACGTATATGTAGGAGAATGTTTTCAAGATGGAGCACAAGTAGGTGGAGAGGGTAAGACCTATGGACTGACTCTTACCGGTAATAAATTAAAGCTTGTAGAGAATGGTCAGCAGAGTGAGGTTGATTTACCTGACAAGCCTAGCAACCCTACAGGTGTTCCAGAAGATGTTAAGCAAGATATAAATAACCTTAAAAGCAAAGTAGCTGATTTTGATAAATATAAGAAATTAATCTATGTTATGGAGGGAATATTCCCTGAGCCCTCAGAGGTGTTCTTTAACGGTACTGGAGGGTATATTTATATAAATGGAGAAGGTGATTTATCTAACCCTTATACTGTGCGTATTGTAGGTATAGATGGTAGTGATTTACTGACAGGATTTTTAGTCGGTAGATCGGTAACCTTTATAAATGGCTCTGCTAGTTATATGAGAGATACAAAAAAATTTAATGAGGTTTTTAGTGAAAATAAAACTTTTTACTATGCAGGAAATCCTATACCGTATGACCATGCACTAAGTAAATTAGACTTATCTAGTGTACCTAAAGGTACTTATGCAATTACTCTATCTGAAACCCCTTAGGAGGTAATCATGAATAACCAATGGATTGACAATATTCTTAGTAGACAGGAAGTAATAACCTCTGTGACTCTAGTTATCACAACCCTGTGTACCTTCCTTGTGACTAAGCTGACACAGAAGACTAAAGAGGCAGAAGCTCACCAAGAGGCTCAAGAGGAAATGGCTAGGAGCAATAAGCGCTCAGCCCTTAGAAATGAATATCTTCAAATCTATAACTCAACTGAGTTCTCTTGGGAACAGAAGTACCACTTAACACGTGAGATTATCACTACATACTATCTTTTGAATGGAAATCACTACATTCATGAGTTAGACGACGAACTTTACCATAAGAAAGAGGAAGAAGTAAATGAACCTAACGAATAAACAATATGACATTGCTAAACGTATTATCACAGTAGTTATCCCAGCGTTTATTACGTTGCTAACTGCGCTAGGAGGTATCTACAAATTTGACCCATCTGTTGCTATCGGTACTATTTCCGCTATCACTGTGTTTGCAGGTGTGGTTCTTGGTATCTCAAGTAATAACTATGCGAAAAATCAGGAAGAAACAGAAACAAAACAAGGAGAACAGTAATGGCAATTAGTTACCAAGATTTTAAGAACAAAACGCTTGGTAATGGCTATGATGTAGATGGATATTACCAGTTTCAGTGCTTTGATTTATATGCACAATTTTGTATAGAAAATGGAGTGCCTTATGCTAACTGTACTGACTCTGGTTTTGTAAAGGATGTCTGGATACACCGTCACAGTAACGGTATCCTTAACTACTTCGATGAAGTAAGTATGTTGCAACCGGGTGACCTTGTGTTCTTTAAAGAGCACCCTTGGACTCCTTACTCTCATGTGGCTATCTTTGATAGTGACATTGACGGTGTGTATGGTATGTTCCTAGGACAAAACCAAGGACCAGATAGTAGCCTAGATAGAGGAGGAGTTACTTCTCTTGTGAGACTTCCTTATGAAGCTACCTTTGATACAGCCTTCCGTCTTAAGCTGGGTGTTGGAGGACAAGCTAACCAAGCTCAGCAAACTAGCTCAGCTAGTGGACGAGGTTTCGTAAACGGAGCTCCGGGACTTAAGAAGGACGATTACTTCTTAGATGTATCAGCATACCAATCAGCAGACCTCACAGCTATTACACAGCAAGCAGGTACTAACAAGACAATCATTAAGGTAAGTGAGCACACTACCTACCTGTCAGGGGTTAGACAAGCTCAGGCTGACTCCTCTGTGCCAGTTGGTTATTACCACTTCGCACGATTTGGAGGTGATGTAGGACAAGCTCTTGCAGAAGCTAATTTCTTCTTGAGCAACCTACCTAGCAAGCCTGTGAACTATCTTGTCTGTGACTATGAGGATAATGCTAGTGGAGATATGGAAGCCAATACACAGGCAATCCTAGCCTTCATGGACGCATGTGCTGGAAAGGGCTATCAGCCTATCTATTACTCATACAAGCCATATACTTTAGCAAACGTAAACTATAAAGCCATCTTGGCTAAATACCCTAACTCCCTGTGGATTGCAGCCTACCCTAACTATGAGGTAACTCCTACTCCTGTGTGGGAAGTGTATCCTACCATGGAAGGTATCCGCTGGTGGCAGTTCACTAGTACAGGTATTGCTGGAGGCTTAGATAAAAACATTGCTATTCTTAGTGATGATATTGCAAACAACCAATTTGAAGAAGAGGAAGACGAAATGACAAACTATGTAATCCGAAGCAATTCAGGTAAGCAGGGATACCTTGCTATTACTAATGGGATTGTTTGGGGAATTGGAGACATTAAGACAGTAGGTGAGCTTCAAAATGCTAAGCATGTGCACCTCAACCTACCAGACGGAGACTTTGACCGTTTCATTAACGCACAGAAGTCTGATGATGTGACGCAAGAGGCTATCGCAAAAGCTATCGAAGACGCTAACAAGAGCCTTACCGAAGTTATTGCAGGTGAGCCTAAGGAATAGACCCTAGGGGTTGAGGAGGGAATATGTAAATGTTTCCTCTTCTTTTTAGTAGGAGGAGTTATGTCCAATAAAAATCTACCCTGTGTATTTCCAGACCCTATGTGTCCTCCTAAAGAGAATGGGGAAAAGTGGACTGAGCAGGAACTAGCCCAAAGTGAGCAATTACTTGAAGCATATAAGGTAGACCTGTGTAAATGGATTGATGAGAAGTGTAACTACAACGGAGGTATTACTCCTGAGGAAAAGGCTGAGTACGAGCGTAAGCTACTTGCTTATAACAATGCCTTGGCACGTTACAAAGAGCTCATTGAGAAATATGAAACCTACCTAATTAACAAATCTGAATATGATAAAAAACTAGCTTCTTATACTAAGGAGCGTAATGCTATTCAGGCTGAGATTACTCGTATTACAGCAGAAAACGCTGAGCGTACTAAGCGTAATGAGGCTAAGCAAGATAAGTACACAGCTGATAAGGCTCAGTATGACAAGGACATTGTTGTCTATCGTCAGAAGAAGCGTGAATATGATGAAGCTGTTGACCCTGAGCGTAGACGTAGGCTTGAGAATGAGGCACTACAACAAGCCCTAGACCGTGTGCAACGAACCACACGTATGAATATGTTCTCTACTGGCTCAAGCACAGGAGGGGGAGCATATACAAGCGTAACCACTAGTGGAAATGAGTTTACTATCCAATGGCGAATGGTAAATACCGGACGTGTAGTAGGTAATGGTGTGCTTCGTGGTAATGTTGAATACCGTTTTGTGCGTAAGGAAGATAGGATTGAGGCTTACATTGTAGCCTTCAACTTAACTAGTGCTAACTATTCATTTAACCCAAATGATACATGGGCTTCTGCTGGAGCTACCTTCACTGTGTATACTCCTAATAGCCAAATCATCTGGACAAAATCTTACGACCCTTACCAGCCATTCAGTGAGAATATTAACCGACGTGTAGAGCTTAATAGGCAAACACCTATTCAACTTACAGGCTCTACTGAGGGACGTGTTGGTATCCTGTGGACTCGTGATGTGTGGATTGATGAACCTACTCAAGGTAGTGTGGATATTAACTTCACTATGGACCGTCTCGATGTCCAAGTACCTCATATCCCAATCCCACCTAAGCCAGAAGAACCTAAAGAGCCTCCTAGACCAGTGCTAGAGCCTCAGCTTCCTGTGCCTAGTTTACCCAATAATCCTCCACAAGAGCCTCCTAGGGTTGACAAACCTGACAAACCGGGAGAACCTCCTGTGCCTCCTACTCCAAGACCTCTTAGACCAAGACCTAAGCGTCCTTGTAAGAAGTGTAATGAGTGTGAGGAATGTGAAAATATTGGTAGAGGACCTGATGTCTGTGAAGACCTTAAGGCTATTGCACAGGAGCGTTTCCAACGTGCTGGGGTACATGAGCTTAGAAATAAGTACGTAGTGAACCTGCCTAATGTTATCAGGCGCTCAACCTATGGACTCTGGTGTGTTACTAAGAACATTATCAATCAGCTCTGTCATGTAGGAGAAGAGTTCCAATGCTTACGTGAGCAAACGGACCATCTACGTAAGGAGCAAATGTGTATTCAGAACGCACAGCAGGCTTCCTGTGAGCGTTTAGCTAAGATAGCTAAGAATAACTATGACATAGGCAATAACGTGCGAAATAGGCTCATTCAGAAGCTTAGAGACGACGCACAGAAGAAGTCCATTGAGATTGCCAACCAGACAGTCCGAATGAACATGTTTCCTAGAGGCTCACAAGCAGGCTCAGGAACATACACACGGGTATCTACCTCAGGTACTAACTTTACCATTGAGTGGAACATGGTAGGCGGAGCTGTTATCGGTAACGGAAGCATTAACGGTACTGTGGAGCGTGAGTTCAGGCTTAATACAACCACAGGGTATGTAGAGGCTTTTCTAAAGGCTGTTACTATTACCTCTGTGAGATATGAGCCTACAGGGGCTATGACAGGGGCTTCTACAGCTACCATGGCTGTGTTTGATGGAGCAGGTAATCAGGTTTACTATAAAGCCTATGACCCATTCCGTTCGTTTAATGAAAGCCCTAACCGTAGAATTGAGTATAATAGAACAGTACCACTACAGACCACTGGCTCTACTGGAGGCTCTGTGCATGTACTTTCTACCCGTGATACTTGGCTTTATGACCCTACCTATGGACAGCTAGAGGTAAACTTCACAAGGGATAACCTAATCCCTATTGATATCCCTCCTGTGCCAGATATTCCTAAGGTAGAGATTGACTGTGGAAGCTGTGAGGTGAAAGAATTTGACTGTTAAGGAATGTAGTTCCTGTGGAGATAAGTGCGGGCACTTCATATGTCAGGCAAGAAAGTATGCCTTGTGTGATTGTCCCACTATAACTCCGGGAAGAGACGCATGTAACGCTTTACATGACCTAAATGATAATAAGATTAAGCTAATGGCACAGCGGAATGAGTCTCTATTAGCCTGTGATATTCCTAAGTTCTTAGGCAGGCTATTTAGAGGTATCTCCTGTGTCTATAAGAATATGATACTGCAACTATGCTGGATTATTAAGAATATTTGCTGTATCTACTCACGTACTAAAGTTATTGATGAAAATAACAAATGTATTAACCAGAAGCAAGAGAAAATGGTTCAGGGAATGAAAGACCTGCAAGCTCAGATGAATAAAATCTTGGAGCTTTATAACCAGTATGCTACAACTAAGATTGTGGTAGCTGACAGCTCTTTTGAGGGACTTGTAGCCACTCTTGAAGCACTACCAGAGGAGGAGCTTTAATGGCAGACTGCGTAACTTGTATGAAATGCAGGTTTAAGGAATGTCAGTGTGATAATGGTTGCAAACCTAAATGTATAGACATAGGCAAGACCTGTGATGATACCTGTCAAAAGGTTAAGGACTTGCACAAAGACCTACTAGAGCCAATAGCTCCTATGTTTGAAACAGGTATGCCCTGTGACATGAGGGAGCTTAGCTCTAAGGGCTTTAGTAATGTATTTATGTTTGTCAACAATTTTATCAACGTCCTGTGTCATACATTAGGGCTGACTGATATTTTAAATGACCGAATTAAGGCAAACAAAAAGAACCTTGAGGAGCTTAATAAAGCTAACGAGGCTCTGTGTGGTAGGATAAATGAGCTGACAAGAAATGCCAATAAGTTGGTAACAGCTTCTAATTCTACTGTGTCTGACGCTATTGCATATAACAATAAGCTGAAAAGAGAGTATGATGAGCAGACTTCCTTTGTTAATGAGTATAATAAAGGTGCTTTAGTTAAGTACCAACAAGACCAGCAAGAATACACAAGCCGTATCTCTATCTTACAGGCTAACTTGACCAAGGAAGGCTACCCTCAGGCAGTGGCTAGTCAGTACCTTCAAATGTCTCCTAATGCTGTTATGGCTAAGACAATTAGAGGACGTAAGCTAAGCTCTGATACTAAAGAGCCTGCAAGTGTCAATCCTATCCCTGATGTGACTACCTTTACCTCAAATGAATTGGTCTATACCTATTTAAAAGAGCGTGAGGAAATGACGGTAGACTTTGCTAATGCAACTACTATTTTAGCAGGGAAAGAGATTTCATCTATCAAGATGAGAATTACTCTTGTGTCAACTGAACACCCTAAGAAGGCTGTGATTATTGGAGTACCAACTAATCCATATAAGCAAATCACTATTCACACAGAGGGTAGCAATGAGCAGTATAGCTCTGAGCTTATTGTAGAGGCACGTTTCTTTACTGCTGACGGTAAGGAAGTTAAGCCTACAACCAAGGAAACAGCTATTCTAAACCTATATCCATTTGGTGCTGAGTCAGGGCAGGGTACTTACTTCACTGTCGATACAGCCTATACTGTGCCTATCAATGGCTCTTATGTAACAGCACAGAATGGTAGACTAAGCAACTACACAAGAAATCCTCTTGGAGAGGGTCCTCAGTCTATTGTGTGGGGAGTCTTTGTAGATGTTATTAGGTTTACGGTAGGAAGTTACAAGAAGAATGTATCAGGATTTAACCTGAATACAGCCCCTGTGATAAGTTCTATGCCAGTAGCTCCTTATCAGGCTAAGCTGAAAGAACTACCTCCTACACCAAGCTATATTAACATTCATGAGAGCACAGGCTTCCTGAATGAGCTTACTTGTGGTTTATGTACCCTAGCTCCTCTTAGAGAGTGTAAGTCAGCTTGCTCTGTGTGCCCTCCTGTTGGTCGAGAGGCTAGGATTGCTCAGGCTAAGGGACTTGACTATATCACAGTAACAACCTTTATTGACACTGCAACTAATAAACCTATCGCACCAGCTGTTCATGAGAAGAGCACTTTCTGTGCTCCTACTCCAGATACAATATGGTATAATAGTAAGGGGTACACCCTGATACCTAATAAGCAGACCACCTCTGAGTTCACAGAGGGTACAGATAGCCTGCTTGGTAAGGGTATGATTAGAACCTGTGTGAACTACTACAGCACAGGAGGAAAGGAAACGAACTAATGACTTGTAACAAATGCTATGAGTGTGATTGTAATGACGGAAAAGACTATTGCCAAGATTGCCCTCCTGATGAAGGTACTTGGCTTATTGTCAAGTCTGAGAAGCCTGACCCGTTCTATGCTGACCGCAACCATGCTTACATGGATAGCAATGAAAATGTATGGATTTTAAACCGTGCTAGGGACGCTATGATTAAGCTTAACGGCACAGGCTCAGGCGGTGATGGAAAGACTTATAAAGCCGGTCAGGGTATCACTATCTCACCAGATGGGACTATCTCAGCTGTAGTCACACAGGATAGAGATACTATCACAACTGTGAATCCCGGCAATGGTATTCTGGTAGCTAAGACTAATAATGACTACACTGTGTCACTAGACAGCACAAAAGTACCTACCAATGAGCGACTAGAGAATGTAGAGCGCCAAATTGGTGAGCTCAAAGCCCCTAAGGGAGTAGCCTCTGTGTCAGTAATTGGTAAGGACGGAATTGTTAGTACACAGACAGCCACTAAGGATTGGGAAGTTAAACTTGACCCTGCTGTGAAAGCTAACATTGATAAAATCCCTGCTTTAGAAACCAAGGCTGTTGAAGTTCCCCTTGTGAACTATATTAACAAGTACCATGGTAACGGCTGGGTAGGTAAGCGTGGTGAAGGTTCAGACTATTATTCAGCCCCACTATACTATCTCACAGATAAGAAGTCTCTAGGTGACTTAGGTTTCTCTGTAGGAGACAAGTTGTATATCAAGGCTAAGTTTGATGTGAATACCTCATCAGCTATCCCTGCTACTGCTCAGCTTGCTTTAGAAGCCTATGACATGGCTAATCCGACTAACTGGTATGTAGGCTGGCTTGCCGGTAAACAATCTATGCAGGCTAAAGGCAATGAGATTACCTACACATGGACGCTTGCTGAGAAAGACCTGAAAGTAAATGCTCTGAATGTTCGTATTGATGGTATTGACATTAAGACATTCCCTGTGAGATTTACTTACCTGACACTGACTACCAAGCCTGTGACGGATAGTATTCCAGAGCCTTCTGGTACACTACTAGTAGGTGCTGATAACCTCATTAAGGGCACTAGAGACGGCTTAGCTAACACTTATGGAGCTCCTAATGGAAACTACCTAGGACTAGCTATCAGTGAGAAAAACAGAGGCACAGGAGCTGGTACAGCCGATACCTTTAACGCTCAGCTAGGCTATCCTCTTAATCCGGGAACGTGGTACACAGTAAGCTTCTTTGCTAAGGCAACTAGTGAGATTACTTTCGGTAACCATCTGTACTCACCTGCAAAGGTATGTATTGTATATAGCTCCACAGGAGGAATGAATACTAACATTGATGGTGATGTTACTGTGAAAGTAAATGCCAACTGGGCTCTTTACACTATCAGTTTCCAAGTATATGATACAGCTCCATTTACTCCCAAGGTACTCCTAGGACGTATGAATAGTAGCGTACCAAGTAATACTGTGCTACAGATTGCTGGTGTGTGCTTCTATGAGGGTACAGGACCTCGTTCTTGGGGAGCTAGCTCACTAGATGTACCAATAAATACTGATGTCACAGAAGGTATTAACAGGCTTAATACTACTGTGCAAGGACTGAGTACTAAGGTAACTGCTTTAGAAGGTAGAGCTGACAATGATACTAAGTATTATGCAGGAAATGGATTGAGCCTTAATGGAACAACCTTCTCTTTGAATACTAATGACCTAGTTACATTCGGTGACATTGCTACTAAAGCAGACCGCTCAGAGCTCAGGTCCTTACAAACTAAGTATAATAGCCTAGAGACAGCTGTGAAGAAGCTCTTGCAAGACCTTAAAGACTCTGGTGCTTGGGAAGGTGCTGGTACAGACATTCTTGCTGGTAGCCTTAAAGCTGACCGTCATATTGCTACAGGTAATATCAACGTGTTTGGAGGAACTCCTAACGGAAATAGGGCTATCCGAACAACTAACACACTCAACGCTGGTGACCTTGCAGGAGGAGTAGAGTAATGCCAACATTCAACACAAAGGGAGAAGCCCTTACTTGGGCTAAAGCTAATACAAAGTTCAGACTAGAGAGCACTAACAGCTCTGAGTTTAAGGTACGTTCAGGCTGGGATAATGCTTCCGCTGTGTGGGAGGAAAGAGCTGGAGAGTTTGTAGTAGGTAAGGGTGAGGTTCAGTTCCAAGTCATTCCGAGCTTTGGTTACAAGGGAGACAAAATCATTATTAACAACCTACAGATTTATGTAGGTAATGCTAAGTATGAGGTTCTCCCTGTGAACCCTTCTGGTACTGACGCTAGAATGAAGTTCACAGCCCTTGACCAGCTTGTTATTGAGAAGCAGTTCCCTATCACAGGAGGCTTTAATGAGAATGTAAACAGACCATTTAACAAGGCTGTGGAGCTTAACCTATACACCACTAACTCATCTGCTAGTGTGGCTAAGTTAGAGCACAGCTGGTTTTCAGGCAACAAAACCTCTGAGATATTCTTAAATTGGTCTATACCATCTGAGATAGTTATTTCACCAGCTGTGATGATTAAGCCTTGGGCTATCAGACAGACAGCAGGAGGTCAGTTTACCTCATTCACTACACTCAATAAGGATATGAAGGTCTATGCTAATGGGGCATGGAAAGTTCCTCCTAACTCAACAATAGACCAGAAGAAGGCTAAGACAGAAGGATTTGGAGCTAACCGTATCTACCTAGATAACAAATGGGTAGCTCAAGGAAAGGTAGGAAGATAATGGCTTCATACAAAGAAGAATACAAAGATAAGTGCTGGTATGAGGATTGCGCCTGTGAGGACATCTACCCAGCAGATTGTGACGCTCTACGGAAAGAGAACAATGAAGGTATCGGAAGATACGCCTGTGCAGCCCAAAATCAGGACTGCTATGATAAAAACTTTTTTAAACGGGCTTTCCAAAAGATTGCTTGTCAGTTTGAGCATGTCATTCAGAACATCTGTGCTATTTGGGATTTGCTTCAATGTATCACAGAGTACCTGAAAGCTCAAGGTAATCAGGGCTATGAGACTAAGTATTACCGACATACAGGGGTAGAAGGGCAGAACTTCTACAAACCTATCATGACACGGTATGCTATCAACCTCTATAAAGACTCAGAGTATGGCTGGGACACACAGGGAGGTATTGATGATGGTAAGCGTGGTACGTTTGACCAAGACATGCACTGCTATATCCGCTGGTGTGCTGACGGTAACGAGCTTAACCCTGCTGTGGATAATACTATGACCTTTGTAGTCCGCACAAGTGGTGAAGGTTGGCCCGGTGATGAGTCTGATATGGTTAAGCAACGTGGTATCCACTGGCAAATGACAGGGCTCACAGATGGAGCTATGCCTTGCTCAGACACCATTGTGCTACCTAAAGGACAAAATATCGTGATAGAGGTTATCCAAAACAATACCTCATCAGGAACATTCCGTGTGCATAATATCAAGGTTGAGTATCACCCTATTGCTGGAACAGGGCTTCCTGATTGCTTGAAGACTCCAGAAGTACCTAAGAAGGACTGTAATTGCTAAAAATAAAAAGACCTTAATTGGTCTTTTTTTGTTGTCTTTTTCTCTGGCGCTCTTCCCGTGCACGGTCCTTGGCACGTTCATACTCCTTAAGAGCCTTCATGAGCCTTTGCTTAGCTTCCTTCACAGTAGGCTTAGCCCTTCGCTTACCATGTCGAGTAGTAAGGGTGTTTCTAGCCAGCCCTACAGCCTTAGAGAGTTTCTTTGTCTCCTGTAGGTCAGCAATAATACGGTAGTACATATCTTGCTCTTTACGAAGGACCTTCTTACGCTTTAGGTTAAACTCATTGCGAAGCTTGCTCTTAGTGGACTTCACAGCGGCGAGTACCTTTACCTCACGCTCAAGGGTAACATAGCGTTTGATGGCCTCATCAAGGGAAATCTCATTACCCTCTGTGTCATAGAGAGTACCATCTTCTGCAATTACTCTGTCAGGAATATTTCGATTTAACTCGAATATTTCTTTGTCATAGGCTTCATCAAATATCTTTGTTGACATAGAACCACACCTCTTCCCCGTTTATTTTACTAAGCACAGTAATGTCCCCTGTCTTAACAGTTGAGTAAGGATAGCCTCCTGCCCATTCACGAAGCCGTTCATTTCTAGCTTGGATAGACTCTACTGTCTCTTCAAGATAACAGTCTCCCATTTCATCTATATGTTTTATCGTATAGGAGGTTAATGTTCTCATTTTTTATCCTCTCAGGAATTATAAAATCCTCTTTCTTCATAGTAAGTTTCTTGTAGTCACCAATCACAGGGGGATACACCCTCCTGTTTTGGTAACTCCACCATCTAAAGTCAATATTAGATATATAGGTTGTCAATTCACTCCTGTGTTCTAGCCTTCCATACACATCATATAGCCTGAATAATTGTTCCTTCCTGTTAGGACTTAGCCTCATAGATACCTTACACTCAGGCATTAAGTATAGCATGTTGGCAAGTTCTATGTGTCTACCAGAGTATCCTGTGATAGGCTTGATAGCTTTGATTAAGCTGTAGTAGCCTACTCTCTTATCCACAGCTAGGTAGGGTATAGTTGACATGAACGCTCCAATGGAATACTCAAAGTAGCTCTCCCTACTCCCATTCCTGAGGTTCTGTGCCAGCGTATAAGCTTCCTCAATGGTATAGAAACCTCCCGGAAGGCTGTACTCCATTATAGTATCATAGTCCTTGACATATATGTTTATAAACACAGTGAGTAGCTTGTCAAATGTATCAGCATTTTTATACACTTCCAATAGGTGTAGTATCCGCTGAACATTTTCCTTTAGATAAAAGAGAGGTGGGAACTCTCTAGGGTTAAGCGTAACCTTACTATCTGTAAGACTAAGTGCTCCCTCAAATGAGTCCTTACCTCTCTCTAACCATGAATTGACTTCCTCGATAAATGTATCGTTGTGAGAATTAGTCGTCCCACTCATCATCTTCGTCATCTTCATCTGCGTAATCGTCTTCGTCATCTTCAACGTCACCAGCAGGTTCAATCGCTACCACGTCCCATTGAGGCTTGTCATTGTAAGGCTCACCTTCTTCAAGGGTAATGTTCACATAGCGGTCAATGAAGTCCTCTGTGTCCATTTCACCTTTAGGGTCAAGTCCTACAGCCTCTGCAAGGTCATACAAGTCTGAGCGACCAAATGCTGTATCAAACATACGGAAGCCGTAAGTCTTAGTATCAGTACCAAAGTCTCCACGGAATGTTACCTTGTAGTAAGGCTTCTTGCCTTGACCTGATGGTTCTACCCATTCAAAGGCTTGGATAACTACTGTAAATGTACCTTCTGTGTAGGTAAATGAAAGTCCTTCGTTCTTTTCTGCTGTAAATTTAATTTTTGACATGATTATATCTCCTATTCTTCTGTTTTCTTAGCTTTCTTTGTGCGTTTTGGTTTTTCTTCTTTCACAGGGGCTTCTTCCTCTTTAGCCTTAGTAGGCTTCTTAGTGGTTTCTCCTGTGATAAGTTTTGTGAGCTTAGCCCATGTAGGGTTCTTAATCTTGTTAGGAATTTCAATTCCCGGTTTGCGTGTGACCTTAGTAGTCAAGATAGGGTTTCCTGCTACCTGAGCAATGTAGACTTCCTCAATGGACTTCTTACCATTCTCAAAGGTCTTCTTGTTTTCCTTCTGAGTGTGGGCTACAATCCGTGCTGAGGCTTGCAAGTAAGAGCGAACAGCTGGTGATACATTAGGACAGATTACCCGTGGGACATCTTCTCCTTCGTCTTCTTCAACGTTAATGCTCATTTCCTGTGCAAGTACAAGTACGTTCTTGCCATCATAACTAAAACCGACCAGCTGGTCAACAAGCCCTTTAAGCAGTGGAGAGGCTTCTCCATAGTGCTGTATTTGCATTTTATCCACTTTGTACTTTTCCATGATATGCTTGTAGCACAACTCTTGGACGTTTGTAAAGTGGTCAACAGCAATGCTTTCGTAGTCACCTGTCTTAGCGATTGCAAACGCTTCTAGGACATCTTCCCAGTTGTAGCACTCAGCTACATCAACGCTATCAGTGGGGCTCACAGAAGCTAATCCACGGTCAGTGTCAATGATGAGGGTCTTACCCGGAAGTGAGTTGATTACGCTTGTATTGTGAGTTACTACAAACTCATTAGATAGATACAAGCTTTCAGGATTGTCTACCTTAATACACATCATAGGCAACTTCTTATCAAGCTTAGTAACCTTAGTAATGCCCACCATTTCATAGCGACGACGTAAGCAGTTATTCTCAACACCCAAAGCACGTTCGAGTTTTCGTGGTAGTGTGAATAGTGATTTACGCTCACGTGGAGGTACTCTAAGCCCAATATCATATCCTGTCCGCTTGCCTTCACGAACACCTTCATATACATGAGTCTCATACCCAAGACTTCTCACAAGGAATACTACATCATCCTTAAGTTTAGGACTTACTGTGTAATATGAAGGGTGCGCTCCAGAATGTTTAGGTGTTATAGAACCATCATTATCCATTAACCCTTGGAGGAGCTCTCTACGAACCTCTACACTATTAAACAGATATTCCTGAGGAATAAACTTCTCATGGGAATACTTATCAAGCAACTCTGTGAATACTTCTTCCGTTTTGATAATATGACTCCCTTTTCGGAAAGTGTAGCTGAAATTTTTATCGGAGTTCTTTTTGTAAGTAGCTCCTAGAAGTTCAGCAACTTTTTCTACTACAAAGAGGTCATTAGAACATAATGTAAGTGGCTTAGAGCGTAAAGCTCCATTTGCAATAAAAGTCCCTACAAGATAAGGGTGCACCTTAACTTCTTGCTCCTTGAATTGAACGTAGCTATGGGTAGGGATATAAAATCGGTTACGAGTAATCCCTCCTTTTTTGATAGTAACCCCTGTGTCAATAATTTCACGTAGTGTATAGTCTTTAAGACTGTTACGTGAAGTAACTGTTGACCAGATATGCTCATCATTACAGATTACTGTACGTCCATCTGCTAGAGTTACCTCATAAGCGTCAATCTCCCCTTGGGGGAATGTTCCTACCACTTTTGTAGGCTTACCAAATCGGTCAAAAACATAGTCACCAATTTTCAAGTCTCCAAAACGTTTAGGTCCATCTGGTGTGTAGATTTTATTTTCTACATACTCTGCCTTGCCTGAACCGCTTTTTCCGAATAAAACGGTCATTTGGTGTAGGCGCACCTTAGACAATGATTTTAATTTCATTGTAATATCTCCTTTTTGTTTAGTTCTAATATAGTGTATCACAGGGATTGGAGTAAGTCAATACCTTTTGCTAAATTTTTACAAAAAATTCATCATTTTTTACATAAAATTGTAAAATGGTACTTGAACCATATTCTCTTAGGTTACTTCTTCCCCAATCATAGTTAATATGTCCTGTGTTATTAATGATAAATTCAGGCGTATATCCGTCTTTCTTATAGACATATATCTTATTACGCCCTTTGTTATACCTGTAGAAAGCCCTGAGGGTGAGCCTGCTTCCATAAGCCATTTCAGTATCACGGAACTTCACCCACGGCAACTTCCTATTTACCCGTCGAGCCATAGCCACCTCTATTCTCGTTACCTAAATGTTTTACTGGTAAGAAAATGAGGTCAGGCTGATTTCTAAAGATACGGAACTGACACACACGCTGACCAGCTTCAAGCTTCCCGTCCCGTGTGGCATAGAACATAGCTCCCCAAGTATCATCATCACCGTTATAGTCATTATCAATGATACCCACAGAGTTAGTCAGCAACAGCCCTGTGTTCTTAAAGGTACTTGAGCGTGGATATACATGGGCTTCAAAGCCCACAGGTAGCTCCATTGCTACTCCAAAGTCAACCTTGACAGTATCTCCTGCCTTATACTCAATATCCTGAGGGACATACATATCTACACAGTCTCCATTGACCGCCTGTGTCCCAAAAGAGTATTTTGTGTCCTTATAGCGCACACGGATTAGGGACTCCTTAGGATAGCCACTGTACTTACCAATATCACAGAAGAACATCAACAGCATTATGAGGAACATTACTCCGATAATGATGTATTCCATTATTGACCCCCATTGTTATCTACATACTTAGCTTTTAAGGAAGCAATCAGCTCATCTAGGCTTTTGTTCACCTTGTTGTTAGCCTCAAGGGCTTCATCAAGCTTCTTACCGTAGTTTTCAGTAGCTTTTGTAATCTTAGTAATACGAGCTTCTGTGTCTTTCTTTAGCTTAGCAAACTCGGCTTTAGTGGCACGAAGCTCTACTCCTGTGATTACAATTCCAATAGTCAATACTACGCTTACAATAGCTCCAAGGTGTTTCTTAATGAATGTCATATTCTTCTCCAATCAATTTATTAATAAGGGTAATCATGTTATCAATACCCAATAGGTAACTTTCTGCCTCAGTTGTGAGCACAGAATTAGCAATAATTAAATACTGAGGATAGGTCATAGCCTTATACTCCTCAAACTCAGGGAATTTTGCACAGGACACAGAGTAGGTTACTCTTTCAGCCTCTTCCCTAGCCTTGTGCAGGAACACAAGAGCTTTGTCAAGGTCACGCTTCCCATGCTTATCCTTATAGCGCCATACATATTTCACAGCTGAGGCAATAAGAGGGTTTAGCCCATAATGTAGCCAGAAGTCCCAGCACTCCATTTTATTGCCTTCCTGTGTATAACGCTGAGGATTTCTAATTTCCTCCATCTTTAGCCTCCTGAACCGCTGAACGAAGCTCTATGTCTTCTTCCTGCTGGTCTTTTCTTCCTTCAAAGTAAGCCTTCTGTGCTATTTCAACACTAGCGTCCTTTGTGATATAGCTTTGCTCAACCTCTTCAATAGGCATTGTATGTTCTTGAATATGGTATGAGTAAGCTAGTGCTCCAATTATAAAACCTAGAGCTACGGCAAATAAGTATTTCCACATATTATTCTTCCTCTAAGAAATTCTCAGTCACAAATGTATCAAAGTCCTCTGTGACAATTCCTTGCCATACTTTGAACAGCTCATCATAAATGTCAGGCATATAGTCTCCGTACTTATACATTTTGAACTCAGGATTTTGCTCAATCATTCGCACAAGCATACAGAACTGCTCAAAGAACTCATCACACAGGGCTTCCCTGTAAGGCATATCAATAGCAAGATACTTGTAGGCTCTTCCTACTAGCTTCTCCTTAGGATTGATACACTCAAACACAAAGTTTCGTACATTGTAGCCTAGCTTAGTCATGACATACATATACATATTAGCCTGTAATGATAGCACCATCTTATCCTGTGCAGGCTTTGTGCTGTAGGTCTTATAATCAACTAAGGTCACAGAGCCGTCTTCATTAGTACGAACTGCGTCTACATAGCCAATAAACCCTACCTCTGTGCCAAGACCAACTTCCTCTGAAATATCAAGAGTAATCTCTTTTTCAACCTCAGTAGTCTTGAATAGTCCTTCAAATCCGAAGTGTTCAAAGTAGCGCTCAGAGGCTCTAATCCCTCCATCAATACTTTCCTGTGCAAAGTCTACAACAGAGGCTTGCTTTAGGGCTTCCTTGCTATCTGTGCCTGTAGCTACAAGCTCCATGACACGGTGCATGACTGTTCCTCTATCCATATACACAGTGTTGATTTTGCCTTCTTTCGGCTTGTACTTTGCAATATACTTGCACCAGTGTTTCCATGGATTTTCTAGGTAAGTGTTTACCCGTGAAATACTATATCTGTTCATGATACTCCTTTATCATAATATACTGCTGATAGGCTATCCAATATTGAAGACCGCTTCATAGTCCGTGGTTTGAACACAGACATGCTGTAGGGGTCTTCTTCTGAGTTTACGAAGCCTATCTTAAACTTATCCCTGTCAATCACAAAGGAATTTCTCATAAACTCAGGTTTTTCTAACATTTCCTCAAATGAGTCAGGCATAGGACCTTTAAATCTAACTAATTTATAATAGTCCTCTTCCATAATCTCATACAGGAACTCCTTGTGCTCATCATCAAGCTCCACTACTTTGTATCCGACACCGTAGCTCTCAAGAGTCTTCTTAAACTCTCTCACCTGTGCCAGTACATTTATTCGTGTATTCTTTGTTGATAAGTAGTAGGGGTTTGTTACAATCTCAACTACCAATTAACTCCTCCTGTGTTACAATCAGCATGATTACATGGTTTCTTGTAGTAATCTTTTTCACAGGGATAGTCTTGTCAAGTAGCTTAAACTCCTTTGTGTGCTGTGTTGTAAAGCCATCAAAGCGGTAACAGTAAGGCACTATAGTATCATCATTCCGATAGTAGGCAATCTCACACTGAGCATAAGGACTCATTAAATCAAGAATATCTCCTATTGCCATTGCTACTTTCCTTCCTGTTCCAGTTGGTCTGTAAGGCAGGCTGAGCACGGTGTCACAGGGAATCCTAGGAACATTGCAAGCACCTTATTCATTGCTCGTGATTGCTCAATGAACGCATACTTGGCTTTCAGGTTAGATAGGTCTACCTGCCATACCTCAAATGAGGTAATAACCGCTGTGAACATATGCTTGAGAAGACACCACATGTCAGGGTTTCCTTCCTCATTAGCCTGTTCCTTTAACAGCTTCATTGCCTTACGTCGGTTATCTGTAGTTTCCTTCAAAAGTAGCTCAGTCTCTCTCAGAGCTTCGTCTACTTTCATAATCTCATCTTGGTCTTCCTTTGCATTATCAGCATACCAGAATGAGAGCTTATCCTCATATTTCCGTACAAGGATATTCATGTGGTACTCAGAGGCACAGAGGTTCATGATATTTGTAATCAGGTCTTCTGTGATACCTACTGAGCTGTCTTTGTTTACCATCATTTCAGTCTAAGCTCCTTCATAAAGTTTTCTACATCTAGGTCATCTTCTTCAAAGTCGTTTTCATCTTCTTCGATTACATCAACATCTTTCACAGGGGCTTCTACTCCGAACAGCTCTTTCTGTAGCATTTCTTTGTATTCTGAGAGCTTGCGCTCATATTCCTGTGCATTAGGTGTGACACGCTCTGAGTATTCACGTAAAGCGTCAGCGATTACCTCGTTACGCTTAATCCCTAAATACCCTGAGATAGTCAGTAAGTTATCTGAAAGCTCCTTAGGAAGCTCAATTTGCATTTTGATACTTGTCTTAGGCATTACAGTACCACCTCCTCAATTTCCTTTTTATCACCATAATAGATTTTATAGTTAAGGGTTGTCTCCCTAATCATACACTCAAACATACAGGTATGTGAGATATATCTTACAAGGATATTATCCCCTACATCTACTGAGAATTTTAGTGAGACATAGTTCTTAGGTAAGGCATGTTTGAGGTTAAATACCTCCATGGCTGACCAATACCGTCCAACATTATCTCCAAGTTCCTTCTTGATATACCCTGTGCCCTTAACCCAGTTATCCATGTAATAGGTATCCTTGTCTGTGACTAGTACATACTTGGGGTTAAATTCCTTCTGCTTTTCACAGTATCCCTCAGGGTCTAGTAAGAAAGCCTTGCGATTTTGCTTCTTAATATCACGGTATTCCTGCTCTGTGTAGCAATTCTTATCCCAGATTATCATGCTTAAACTCCTTTAGAGCCTTGTTTACCTCTGCTAGGGAAACTCCTAGACGCTCCTTTAGCATGGTATTAAGTCTGTCATTGTCAGCTACTTTGTCAGCTGTTCTGAGCAGGCACTTAACACCGCTTGAGACATTTTGCACAATAGGGTAGACATCAGGGTCACCATTTAGGATAGCCTTCACTACCTCCTTGTTCTGGAACACATCAGTAACCTTTCGCACAGAGAAGGTGAGCAGGTCATCTGTGACCACAATATAGTCACCTTCCTTAGCCGCATTGACATTTCCCCCAGCATAAGTGTAGTGCTCATTACCTTCCAGACATTCTACAATGTGTAGGCACTCAGGGAGTATTCCCCATTTATTACAGTATTCTTCAATCATCTTTTCCTCCTTAGTGAAGCCCCCAGCCCTTGCCGATTTCTACGTCAGCCACAAGAGGTACTTCCATCTTTATTCCTTTTAGTATTGAGGGGTTTTCCATAATTTCTTTAGTTATAGCTGTAGCCTCCTCTGCGTAGTCCTCAGCTATCTCAAGTAGTATGGCGTCATGGACAGTTCCGATTACTCTACATTTTGAGTGGTCAATCTTATCTGAGTACACAATGTCTGCCATAGCTGACGTACACAGGTCGCTACCAAAACCCTGCACAGCTGAGTTTAGGGCTTGCCTCTCAGCAGAAGACCTCTTGAACCAATCATCAGACCAAATGTCCCTTAGGAAGCGTTTACGCCCTATAGGAGACTCTACATACCCATAACTTTGAGCAAAGTTGATGTTCTTCTTGTGCCACGCTGGTAGAGTATCATAAGCCTCAAAGAAATCATTACGCATACTTTCGGCTTCCTTTAAGGTCAGATTAAGTCCATAAGTTTTCGCATAATCCTTGTAGGACTTTGCTTGCATACCATACACCAGACCAAAGTTGAGCGATTTGGCGTTCACCCGGTGCTGTTTCGCTGTATCTGCGTCTATTCCCTCTTCATGTCCATATATAAGTTCCATGGTTTTCGTATGGAGGTCACTACCTGACTTGTAGGCTTCTACCATGCTAGGGTCTTTTGAGAACTCAGCTACAATACGAAGCTCTAATTGCGAGTAATCTTGCTCGGATATGACATACCCCGGTCTAGCGTAGATAATTCCCCTTACCTTAGATATTTTTGGTACTTGCTGACAATACCTGTTACCCTAGAGGCTTTTTATCCCCTAGTTCTTACAGTTTACCATTCTGTAAGTTCAGACTATATCTTCACCCTAGATACCTGTAGTATTTATCTAAAAATCTAAAATCTTCATAACCTCTGTAAACCCACTCAAGGAAAATAGTACTGTCTTTCCGTGACATTTCTATCTTCCAATATTTTCTATCAGGCTTAACAACTGTCTGTGTACCTATAGTGTTATTTAGGTACATTGATAGTGCAAGTAGAAAATTTTTATTTGTGAGTGTTATTCTAAATAGCTTGTTTACTTTTATACTACCATCACCATCTAGTAATCCTCTGACATACATTCTTGCACAATCCTCACTATAAAATTGTTTAGGGAACGTATTATGGACTTTTCCTAGTGGAGACACTCCTATACTTACTAGAGCTTCTCTTAACAACACAGAAGTTATAGTTAAATCAAATGACTCTCCATAGTTCCTTACACCTCCTGTGAAATTAAAGTAGTTCTTTAAATTATTGAATACTTCATCACAGCCTAAGTTTTTGCACCTTAATGATACTCTAGGAACTTTCTTGTCCATATAACCATCTGTAGCGATAAGACCTGCATAATAGTTAAATATAGGTGATGTTGTATTAACAGAGCCGTCTTTTATAGTATTTTTAATATTACCCCTTTTGATAGAGAACTTTCTTAAATACGTTTCTATAGTGCCCTTACTGACACCACATTCCTCTGCTATACTCTTTACAGTTTGTCTTTCAGTTATGAATTTTTTATATAAAAAATCTTTATCTTTATACATGTTATCCTCCAAGGTACTTGCTATAACTATTGTAACACAAACCTTAGGGAAAGTAAACTAGGGGCTACGCACTCTTGGATATTTCTTCTCAATGAGATTACTCTATCTAGCCGTTGCACCTTCCTACTGTCACCAGTAGGCTTGGCTCAGTATTACCCTATAATAACGGAGGGCTTCACTGAGTTCACGTAGTTTAACGAACCCCCAGCATATTTAAGGTTCGGGTTTGAGCAGGTTGTCCTTCCTGTCCTAGCTGTGATATTAAAGCTAGGGTGAATTTGACCGTCCACAGCTATCTCGTCCCATGACTTGATAAACGTATCCAGCTTAGTCAGTCTCTTATACTCTCTCAGATTCTTAGCAACCTCACTCACAGCGGATAGCTCCACGAGGGTTTCATCATCTGTGCTTGGATTTCCTGAAGCACTCTTCTTCACAGGTTTCAGTCCTAGTGACTTTCCAACCTCTTTTCCGTCCACAATCACAGGAGCGCCCTTCTTACCAAATAAGACCTTAGCTACCTGCTGTGTGGAGTTCCAGTTGATTTCAGCCACCTCATTGAGCTCCTCAAGGTACTCTGTGTACTCAGCCTTTAGCTGTTCACTGACCTTGCTTCTGTTAGGGTCTAAGTAGATACCTTGTTTCTCAATGATAGCATAAGCCTTGTAAGCTCTCATTTCATGCTTATACACCTTAATCATCTTGTATTTCTTGATGATTTTCTTGAATATTGGCACTAGCTTAAGCGTATATCGTGTGTCCTTCTTTCCATAGACCACTAGCTTCTTGTTATTAGCCTCTACAAGCTCCTGTGTCACGTCTTTTAGCGTCTCTAGTACAATTACACTATCAAGGCTTTCAAACGCCTTACAGAGCCTGTCAGTGGCTTCTACGGACATTCCAGAGATAAGTATATCTCCTCCAAGTTCATCATATACCTGCTGAGCTAATTTATTCATGGCTGTCCGGCCTTTGTGTACCCATTTTCTAGTTACATCAAAAATTCCATTGCCGTTATCAATCAGTTCACAGGCGTTCTTCTGTGCCTTGGTCTTTAGTCCTGACAAGAAAGCCTCAGCATTTTCCCTAGTAGTACCTTCCATGACATACTCTGTTCCTGTGAAATACTTTGTGATAAAGCCTTTGAGTGTAGTCAGGCTGTCTCGCTTACCAGAGACTTTAATTTCCTTGCTCACATCATAATCATCACCAAAGTATTTAACCACAAGAGGCTTCAAGCCAAGCTCAACCTCACCAGAGACATGCGCCAGCACCTGTGTATCCATGTAAAGCTCCATGAATACTCCTGTGTGAACATATAGAAACAGAATATCAAACTTACCATTATGAGTGACCATATTCAGCTTGGCTATGGCTTTCAGGAAGGCTTTCCACTCCTCTTTAGTGTACTGTTCCCACCAGATAAAGTGGTCATATTCCTTCCCATTAAAGTCATAGCTGATTTGCACAGAGACTATTTTATCTCTGTACCTATCAAGCCCTGTGGTTTCAATATCCAGGGAAAAGAGCTCTACTTGTGATAGGCGTTTAGCCAGAACCATTAAGTCTCTTTTCTTCATATTACCGTCCTAACAGCGTTTTATAAGCTCCTGTGCCCATCATAGCTCCTGCAAAGTAGAATACTACAGATGATAGGAAGCTGATAATACCAATCACAGGACCTACTTTAACCAGCTCAGGAGCAAGCAGGCTTCCCATAGCGATATACATTGCAAAACTAGCAGGTACACAGAACAGTAAAGTGATTACTGTTCCTAGTACCCAAGCCATAAATTTCTTCATTATCTCATTCCTCGTCTTTCTTCTGCCTCATTGGCAAGTCTTATACACTCAGCTATATGGTTGTGCATGTGTATTAAGCTATTCTTCACAGTAGACATTCTAAGTAAAGTCTCACGCCAGTAGCCACAGTCAGCCTCAGAGCCTCTAAAGTACATTTCATCTAGGTAGGATAATTTCAGGAAATACCCATTACCTGCGTCATATACATTTTTGATAAGCTTTCTAGGCACATAGGCTACTGTAGCCTTTTTCATATTAGGTAAGTTAAGCTCTACATAGTTCTTTTTAGCAAAGAACTTCACGCATGACTTTTGGATATATAGGTATTTCCATTCCTTAGCCATTTATCCTCCTATTTATGTTTACTAAGTGCTACCAGCAGAGAGGTAACTACACCTACCAAAATGCCAACTGCTAAGAACTTCAAATCGTCTGTTGTTCCTGTCTTAGGCAATACCTTCTTATCCTGTGACTTAACCTCAGCACTAGCAGAAGGCAATTCCTCTTGTGTTGGAGGTGTCTTAGGCTCTTCTGTAGGTACATCAGGTACATCAAGCTCTGGCAACTCATGCACGGGAGCTGGAGGCAATACTGGTACATCATCAATATTGATTTCAGGAAGGTCTAGCACAGGTGGGTCATTAGGCACTACTCCACCATTCCATTCTGGTTTATCCACTGTAGGAGGGTCTAACGGTGTAGTCCCACCTTGCCATTCAGGAAGCTCAAAGATTGGTGCTGGTGGTGTTTGTTCAATATCATCAATATTCAGCTCTGGTTTATCCAACACAGGAGGGTCATTTGGGACTACACCTCCCTCAAATTCTGGAATGTCGTACACAGGAGCTGGTGGCACATCATAAGTGAATGGTCGCACCTTGCCTTTAGCTGAGCCTGTAGCATTAGCCACTGTGATTTCACGTTCAAAGCTGTATTCCTGTCCCATGGCTGTAAAGCTCAGCACGTTCACAGGATTTTGTAGCTTGTTTTTGAGCCGTGTTTTGTATTCCACACTGATAATGTTAGTCACATCAGGAATACTGAACTTAAAGCCGTTCTTATAAAACTGAACATTAACCTCTGAGAGAGGGATTTCACGGATACCTACCCAAGGCTCTGCTGATGAGAGCTCAAAGATACGCATAGAGCCCTCAACGTACTCATTGTTATCATCCCAAGTGTCTGATACATTTACATCTGTGAGGTGGTGTTTGACAAAGTTCACTCGTCCTCCCCATTGCACAAGGGAAGGGTCATCTTTATCCTGCCAGCCCCATTTTGCCACGATTTCCTGTGAGTTTGCAGGTGTTTGAGGCTTAACCTCTGCCTGAGAGACAATAGTGCCATTGAAGCTGAGGTCATATTTTTGCCCTTCTGTGACTACCTCTTTCTTCCACATGGTCTTAAGCGTCATATCAAAGCTCTTGTCAAGAGGGTGCTCACTAAAGTAGCTGTTAAACGTGGTTGTAACTGATTGTGTGTCATTAGAAGCTACTGCACGTCCTACTACATTGCCCTCAGGACTAGTTACATCAAATTCCTGTGTAGTTGTCCATTGCAACTGTTCAGGTAGAGTATAAGTGAGTGTATCCCCCTCATTAATCTCTACCTCATCAGGAATTTCTGTGTGATATGTCAATTCCTTATTCACATACGTTTCAGCCGCTTCTGCATTGTATGTGATTTCAGGCTCTGTGACCTGAATTTGGTTTCCGTCCTTAGCAACTTCACTTGCCAATACATTTGTGCTGATTAGCAATCCTGCTACAGCTGTTAGTCCTACTACTGACAATCTAATTGTGTTTTTCATTTTCTTTCTCCCGTTATTTTTATTTAAGTAATTCTGGATTTTTGTAGATGTTGCCGATGATTTCAATCGGACATGCGTTATCTTCAACCAATTCGGCTAAAAGTTCCTCTTCGTTATATTTTTTCGACTTAAATATAAACAAAGCATGTTTCTTATCCCAAAGCACATTCACATTTACCACTTCATCATCTGCTTCAACTGCTAGAATGTCCCCCTCAAAGATTTCTTTACCATTCTTATCAACTAGCCCTGTTGATTGCATTAAAACGATGTCATCGAAATCATAGTAACTTAATTGCCCAAAAAAGAGTGTCTTTACACAAATTTGTTTTTTCTCGAAATTAAGAGACACAATATCATCCGCTTCATGCATTTCTTTTGTAGCCTTATTCCACGCTCTAAAATTTAGTATCATCTGTTTGCTCCTTTGTTTCAAAATAAAATTTTCCAGAAAATGGCTCTATTTTTACAATGCCATAATCAATGCCTAGCCTTGTTATAAATGGTTTTGCTATCCTTTCGTGCAGAGTAAGCATTTGCTCTCTAAATTGTTCTAATTTAAGAGTTGATTTATAGAAATTGCATTTGTAACAAGCAGGCATATAGTTATCTAAAGTATCTTCACCTCCTAAATAGTGGGGGTGTAAATGGTCTACCCTTAGACTTTTTAAATCTAAGTCTTTTCCACAGTAAGCACAATGCCCGTCATACTTAGATAAGACAGCCCCTCTAGTCTTTTTTGATATAGATTTTCTTTTACCCACTAGTCACCTCCACTACAGATATACCATCACAAGAGAATACCCAGCCAAAACCTGCTTTTTCTAGTTCCTCTTTTGTATGATAAGGGGTAAAATATTCTCCTGATGTACCATTATTGAAATACCAATAACTATCTGCCTTATTATACTTTAGGAATTTATAAATACTGTCTACTCCTTTAATACATACCATATACTTAACAGGTTGCTCAACCTCATAGCCATTTAACCAAACTCTAGCAAACTCATCTGGGTTATGTCTAATCCACTTTAAGACTTCCTGAATGTCACCTTCAAAATCATCTAGGTATTCCTCCATTGCAGAAGCATAGGGAGACATTCCCTCTAAAAGTTTAAACCCATTATCTTTGCAGAATTTCAACCAATCTGCCATATATTTTGGCACTACTTGTTTTCAGTCATAAGCTTTCACCCTCCATGTTATTGTTAGTTCATATCCCCCACAGTGTTCACACTCATAGGGAACATGGTCTAAAATAGTTTCATATTCTTTTTCACAATCCTTACAATAATAATCATATACTATCATTTGTCCGGACCTTTCTTGATTAGCTGACCGAAATCAGCTTCCTCGTCGCTTAGGTACTGTAGTTTAGCACCTCTAGGGTCATCAACCTGTAAGATATAAACATCGCCAGACCTAAAGTTACGGAAATAAGTTGTCATTTTCGAGGTAGTAGCTCCTTTACGTTGCAAGGTAATCATACTTTCATACCAGCCCTCAATAAAGGTAGAGCCATATAAGTCGCTTGTTCCAACTTTACCCCCACGCTCAATCTTACGTGTGTGATGTACTATAATCACAGAGCAACCTGTCTCATCACGAAACTCTGATACTGCCCGTAGCCTATCAGCCACATCTTGGTGCTTGTTAATGTCACCAGAGCCAAAAAGTAGGTACATAGGGTCTAGTATTAGTAGCTTAATGTCATTCTTCTTAACAAAGGACTTTAGATGATGTATCCGGTCTAAGAACACAGGAGCTTCTGTGTAATAGATAGGTAAGTCCTCTGTGCCTGCCATGGTTTTGAGCTTAGCCTTCTCCATGCTAGGGTTATTTTCTCCTTGCACAATGAGAACGCCTCCCTGCTTAACCTTGTGACCATCAAAGTCTCGTCCTGTAGCCACTGACACAGCCATATTAAGCGTTAGGGTCGATTTAAAGCTCTTAGAAGGTGCTCCAATGATACCTACTGAGTGATTAGCCCACAGACCTTCAATCAGCCAGAAATCCTTACCGTCCCATTCCTCAATGTCTTTGAGGGCTAGGATTTTTACCTTCTCATTGTTAGCCTTTGTGACCCCTCCTGTGTGTACTTTCCCAAAGGAAGACATTCTGTCACTAGGTCGCTTGTCAGGCTCTAGCTTGGCAAACACCCTGTGAATTTCCTTTTGCAGGGCTTTCTCAGTCTTGTATTTGCTCATAGCAATGTCTGAGTTCAGGAGCACAAAGTAGACCTCCTCTTTTCTTGCTCCTGCATTAATCATTTTCTGCTCAATCAGGAAGCAATACTCACTTCGGTCAGTTCCTACTACCTTGTTATCAAACACAGAGGCTAGGTCATAGCGGTCAAGTAGCTCATTTAGGTCAAAGCGTCTTTTCTTAATCTCACCAGTCTCAGCCACAGCCGACTTAGCCTGTTTAAAGAACTTCTTGAGACGCTTGATAAACTCTGACTTGCGGAACACAGTGCCCTCACCTTGTAATCCTGTGATATTAAAGTCACTTTTATACTTGTGATTGACTGTCTGAGGCACACGGTAGTAATGCACAATGTCTGAGCTTGTCTTGTCAAAGCCATATTTCTGTACTAGAGTTCTAGCCACCTTCTCATGTTCCTCAGGGGTTAGCGGATTATCTAAAATCCATACACCTTGATACTTTTTAGGGCTAGTCTCCCAGACATAGCTAGGCTTGAAATACTTTTCAGGTACTCTTGCCCCATCAATATCCATGAACACAAGGTAAGTCTCCTGTGCGTTCTCTTTAAGGCGTTTCTTGCCTTTGATAGGGGTAGGACACACATAGAGCTCAGCCTTTTTCCTCTGTGGGCCTAGATACTTTTTCAGAGCTTTCAGACTGATTGAGGTTTCCACAAAGTCCCTTGCAAATCGCTTTTTAGGGTCTTTTTCGTTGGTAAACTTGTAATTAAGTCCCACTTTTACCTCATCATCAGGACTAAAGTTCTTAGCCAGTACCTCCTCTATAAATACGTTAATCGTCACAATGTTCTTCTCCTATCCAATGTATCCCAAGTGCCTGAGCGTCCTCATCAGCCTCAATATCGTAAGGGTTATAGGACATATCAATTTCAGGTAAGCCATGTTTCCTACGGAAAGCATTACCATGACCACCGGGATATTTCAATTCTTCTTCTAGCATTTCTCGGTCAAGTTCTTCTGTTTTCTTAACCCACAGGTCGCTTTCACCTCGTTCTGCATAGCTGTACCAGTCCTCATAATCATCTTGGTCTTCTACAAGGTCAGGGATTTCTACCAGAGACATGTGTAGGTTGCCTTCTGTGCCCTCTACAGGGATTTCAGCATATCTCTTGCCCTGATACTTAACAATCTCAAACCAGCCGATATATGAGGTCACAGGCTCTTCTGAGCTATCGTCCTTTGTGCTAAATGTTTCATGTGAAACATTCTGTACTTGAATAGGCTCATCATAGAACTCATCAGGGACACCAGCAAGAGCCAGCTTCTCCTGTGTGCTCTTTAGTGGAATTGTAATCATATTAACACAAGGGCGCATAATATCTACCAGAGCCATGAAAACATCGTTACAAGAGCGTTTAAGCGACCGTAGCCACGATTTAACAAGCTGTAGCTTAGTGCTATCCATAGTCTTGTTTGTAGGGTGTAGAGTCTCCTTATATTCACAGTACCAGCTGTCTGATTTCTCAAACGTGATAGCCTCTTTGATTAGGCTGTTCTCAGGCATGATACTATAGATAAGCTCTGCTGTTTCCTGTGCTGTAGGGGCTTCCTGTTGTAAGAATAACCCATTCACAGCGATTGATACTCCTTGCCCTACTACACGTTTCCGTGTGAGGATACCGAGCTCTTCTAGTAGGCTCAGTGTGTTTGTCAGAGTAGACCGGCTCATATTAAACACAGAGGCGATATTCTCTAACTTATCTGGTGCAAAGCTGTAATCCTCACCAAGCTTTCCTTCTTTTCTAGCCTGTGAGTTGAAAGCTGATAGGAACACAAGAGCGTTATAAGGCAATCTGAGCTTACCAGCCCACCAAGTCTGCATTGCAAGGTAGTTGCTGTTAGCTTCCTCAATATCCCAATAGAGCTTATCAGGCATAACTTTTCGTGCCCAATACTCTGCTCCGTCCCGTCTTCCCCAGCCCCAGCGTAGGAGCTCTTTGTCATAAAGGCTCTTGATACCAGCTGTGAAAGTCCTTGAGTTCATTTTGAGAATGTCATACACATATTCCTGTGTAAAGTAGTTCTCCATCTGACCTCTTGAAATTTGACTATAATAAAGACCAAACAAGACAAGCTCTGCTTTGTTCTCAATTTGGTCTAGTGCATTTGCAGGTATTTTAATATATTCCATATTCTCTCCTTTCTCCTGCCGATAATTCCATTATACACCTTTGTTTTATAAAGTCAATACCTTTTTGCAAATTATTTGAATTTATTTTTAGTCATAGCTTTCTTAAGTGCATAGCTCCTTACCCACCAAGTAGATTTTATTAAGTTTCCTCCCTCGTTATATAAGTTTTCGTCCCCATTAGTCCTATTAAGTTCCTCAAAGAAGCCAATCTTATAATCAGAGCCCCAAATGTCTACTATCTTACCTCGTTTTCCTTTTGTGTTATTATCCTCCCAGTCTCTTGTAACTAATACTAGTTGTCCTTGTTCAAACATATCACACCTCACTTAAATTTATTGCTAGTAAACTGAGCGTCTACATATTCATTTCTAGCTATCCAAGAAGAATACCCATTACCGTCCGTATCCCAAACCAAATCATCTGTTGTTTCAAAAGTAACACCAGTAATTTTAACTCTGTAGGGGTATTTTACATTGGCATGGCAATCATCATCAACTACTACAGTTCCCCAAGTGTACTCTGTAAGACCCAGCTCCTCACTAGGCTTAAGCCTTATCCTATCACCTACTTTAAATCTTCTAGCCATAGTTACCTCCTATTTAAATTTGGTATTTGTGTAACTATTAGCAAGCTCTAAACTACAAGGGTTATACCACCAAGTAGCTTTTAATCCGGGATACTTACGCTTAAAGTAGTCCAGTTCATAGTTTGTCATTACATCACCATAGAAAAAGCCTACCACATGCCCTCTATCTCTATTAGATATTATAGTGCCTACCTTACCCAAAGCTGTCATATTGAGATTATCCAGTACAAGCACCTTATCTCCAATTTTAAATCTTTTCATGTCATACCTCATCTAAATTTGCTTCTTGTATAAGGATTTAAAAATTCTAAGTGAGAAAACTCAACAAACCAGCACCCATAATTAGGAAAATCACGGTGTGGCCAACCAAGACCAGTTTCTTTAGGAAAACCGATTATAATATCTTCCCTACCATGAGAATATAAAATTGTCACAGTATTTCCTATCATTTCATGAATACTTGAGTTCAATATCCTCGCTTTTCTACCTACTAAATTTTCCATGACCTACCTCACTTAAACTTATTGTGCGAAAATACTTGCACAGGCTCTATATAGTCATTGTGTATGTACCAGCAACGATACTCGGTACTAGAGGAACTATCATACCAACCAAAGGGACTGCCTAAAGGAAACCCAAGCAGAACACTACCATTACTCATTCTTTCCCCTTTTATAATAATAGCCTCAACACCAGCCATATTATAGTCAGAGTAGTCCTCTGCAATCCTTACTCTTTTGCACATTCTTTATACCAAAGTACAGATAATACCAGCTAAAGAATAACACATAGCTCTCTTTCTTTATACTGTATTATCTGTACTATCCTTTCTTATTTTACTAAAGTACAATTAATGCATACTAAAGAATATAACACAGGGAGTATTCTTTATAGTGTATTATCTGTACTTTGCTATGCTGGTTTATATTCCATTCCCAGCTCGGTCACAAGCTGTTTCAGGCTATCAAGCACTGTGCCATCCTTATATAGTGCATAGGACTTATTGCTCACAGCAAGCCATGACTTAAACCCTTTGCAATTTTCGATAATGTCCATTGCCTCGTCTGTGTCTCCGGAATAGATACACATGAGGTCTTCTTTTACAAATTCACGGTATACGTTATCATCATAGTTTGCATAGTCTGAGCCTTCCCAAGTGCTCGCTGTGTTTCCATAATAAGACCACACAGGGGCTTTCTCTGTGTATTTCCAATTTTCTGTGTCCTGACCTTCTAACCATGTAAGGAATGAGAGTAGACCCTCTGTGTTTTTCTTATAGGCTTCTAGGTTAATAAACTCACTCCTTGTGTGCTCATTCTCATAAGCGGCTGACAAGTTCACAATAGGTTTATTATACTCAGGACCTAACACAGCAACATCAGTATATGAGCCCTCAGCTAAGGTATAATATTTTTCTAGCTCTGTGAGAATTTCAGGGATTGAGTTTTCGTCATACTCATAGAATACCATTTCATTCCAGAAGCCCTCATGAACTCCCCGGTCAATTTGAATGAGCATTGAGCTATCAGATAGGGCTTGCAAATCATCTTCTGTGACAATCTTATTAGAGCCTACACAGCCAATTTCCTCATCTGTAGTAAAGAGCACATGAGGACGCTTGCCAGCCTCAATCACATCAAGGATAGTTTTCACACCGCACCGGTCATCAGCACCAAGGCAAGCAAGCTTAGGGTTAGCCTCAGGGCTCAAAGTGATATAGCGGTCAGAAATCATAAGGTCTTCTGCTTTCGGGGTTGCTTTTTGTCCCGTTTCCCATTTTTTCATTGAGTAGTTATAAGAGCCTGCCCCTCTGTGCGTGTTTATGGTGTCTAAATGAGCCACTAGGCATGGTTGAATGTCTTCCGAGGGTGATACCCCTAGAATGTAATAATTGGTCGCTATGACGCTGTAAGAGCGTTCTGAGAGGTACTCAGGTAATTCACTAAGTAAAGCGCCTTGTGTCATAGTCAATAATTTTTCAAAAGTGTTTGTGATTTTAGTCATTGTATTTCTCCTTTAGTTCTTTAATTCGTGTTTCAAAAATGTCTGCTGTGTCATCATAATTTGTAATAATAGACATGTCGAGGTCATGGATTTCATCAGCCCACTTGCTATAGCTGTCTTCCTCTAGTATTGAGGCTGTTCCAAGTGTCCGATAGTCATTAGCTCCTGACATATTAGACCAATAATTTATGTCCTCATCGTAAGCGTCCTTAAACTCTGAGCCAGACTCAAGGGTTTGTCCCAAAATTCGCTTGAAATGTTTCAGCTTACGCTTGAAAACTGTTGCAAGCAATAGGCTTGTAAACTCATAGGCTGTATAGCCAATTCTATTTACATGGCTTCTACCTTGTGAGTACATACCAGCATGAGCAAGCTCACCATATTTTGCCTTAAAGTAAGCCCTTGCAAGAGGGTTAGCCTCTTCTGTGTCTAAATCGTAGCGATATAGTTTCAAGTATTTATAGCCCATAGCTTTTAACACAAGGGCTGTTCCGTTACCAGCACAGCTTCCAGACTGATTGCAAGAGTCCTGAAAAGCCCAATTATCAACATTATTAGGGATTGTAAAGTCTCCCATATCTAGCAGAATAACCTCATTAGGTCTTGACACATCAGCAACACAGCCTAGCCACTGTTTGAACTCGTTGAAGGCTATAAGCTCTTCATTTGTTGCTGTGACACCAGCTTTTTTGAGTTGTTTTGAAAGTTTAGGCGCTTGTGCTCCGTGGTCAACTACAATACTATCATTGTTATAATATTTTCTTAACACATTCTGCATGTTGACCTCTAGGATTGTATTTCCATAGTTAGGGACTTTTAGTACGTTTGTGCGATAGTAGTCACAGAGCATGCCTACATCTTCCCATTCCTCAAAATGTTCAGGCTTTTTGTAGCCCAATCTGTGTGCAAACTTTAAGACCTCATCAGTCATTTTCTTCGGTAGCTTGCGGTTTAGTTCATGCTTAATGCTAGTAATATTGTCATACTTACGATAGGTTAGGGCTTCTTTCAGGTTCTCAGCCCTTTTTTTCATCTTGTCTTCTAGTTTTTGGAGCTCTTTCTTTAGCTCAATCCGTTTAGAGATTTTATTTTCAAAGGCTTGATACTCAGATTTAACAAATACCCATTTTTCTGTGTCATTGGTTACATCAGTGAAATAGCTACCTGATTTATCATACTGATAGAGGAATAGTGCCCGATAGTCTAATCCTCTTATGTTTCCAATGTCTGAGCCTAGTTCATTAAGTGGGAAATGTTCCATGAGCCAATACACAGCCTCTTTTGTGCCCTTTTTAAGCTCTTCTGTGTACTCATCAGCAAGCATTTTATCAATCCGTTCTTCTAGTGCCTGATAGGGTTCTCCTTTGTCAAAAGAGGCGTTAATAGCTTTCAGGAGCTCATCTTGCTTGTCTTCTGGTGTTTCATTTAAGAGTAACAAAAAAGCCCTCTTAACTAGAGGCTCATTTTCTAACATTTTTAAAATAGTATATTTCATTATTTAAAATCCTTTCACATTTTAGCGTTTGTATAGTGATAGAGCGGTACAGCCTTTCACCCCATATTGTCCAATCTGCTTACCACAGGGGACGAACATTCTGCCCTGATAGCCCAATCGGTGGAGCTCTTTTGCGGTCACAAGGGACACAATGATGTCTAACTTTTCTAGCCTTCTAAGCTCTGATAGAGGGGTTTCTAGCCCATATCCGATAGTATTGACCGGTACACCGTGGATTTTTCCTAAATCCTTGTAATAGGTCTTAAGGCGCAAAGGGGCAAACCTTCCGCTTACCCCTATTCGCTTTGCAATTTTTCCGTCAGTGTGTAAGATAGTCACAGGGTGACCCGTTAAGTTTTCAAATCTTTCGTAGATATTTTTTGTCATGCTCTTCTAGTTCCTCCGCTTCTTTTTCTGTGATTTTTGAGCTATAGCCGGCTGTGTCTCCAATAGAAATTGGTAATAGAACCAATCCTTTATTAGGCACACGATACATCTTTTCATCTTCTATGACTACCTCATAAAATTTTGGCTTGATTTCCTCTTCTCCTGAGATAGTATAGCCTTCTACTAGAAGGGTAGCTAGTGCCATGAATTTTGAGACTCCCAGAGCCTCTGAGATAGCGTTTAGCTCTCGGTCGATAGGTTTGTCCTGACCTTTGCCAAACTCGCTGAAAAGCTCTGCTAGACGCCCTCTGAAACGTCCTTGTTCTTTGACCTCTCCCAGCCATGCTGAAAGTTCTTTACTAATTGTTTGTACCATATTTTTATAGTCCTTTCGTTATTTTATTATATACAATTATCATTATGATGAGAACTACTATAATATTTTGAGTTGCAAGTACAGCTTTTAAGTCCTCATCAGTGCTAAAGAAAAGCCTCCAAAATAGGAGACTTAGAAAACTATACACTATATACACAGCGTATAGAAAAGGTGCTAGGAATATGAGCAAGATAGCTATACAGCCTAGCACCATAGATAACAATGCGCCTATAATCTCACCCCCTTAGTATTCTACAATATCGTAGAAATTCTCCATACAGTCACGTTCACAAAAGTGTTCATAACAATTAGCTTCAATGTAGTTTCGGCTGAGGTGCACAGGAGAGCCACAGCGGGCGCAAGAGTCCAGCTGGCTATCATCTTCTCGCACCCAGCTATTAATATTTTCACAGTATACGGCGTCATCTTGGTTAATGTATTCCCCGTATTCCTCAGAGTATACTACACTATCTTCATCTAGCCATCCTTCATTTTCAATGTAAATCAATCCTTCATCCTTCAAATTCAGTTCATTTAAATCTTTAAACTCTACAGCCCCAAAGTCAAAGTTAGGGCTATAGTATTTACGCACACGGTCGCAAGCAAAGTTAGACCAGAAGCCATTAGTGTTTACAAGGTCCCCTACCTCTTCTGTGGTATATTCGATTGTTTCCCATTTAACCCCATAGTGCACAAGCAAGAGGGCTAGGGGTGCACTGTATTCTCCATGGTCGCCTACCCGATACCAATCAGCAACACAGAAGCCAGAAGGCTGGCTAAAGTAGTAAAACCGTCCGGTAGGTTCACCATCAGTGTTATAGATATAGCAATAACGAGAACCCTCATAGCTTGCTAGGGCTGTACTTGTGATACTTCCACAGCCTTCTGTGTTATTGCATGAGCCATCAAAAGCCCAATCATCTTGTTCATCATAGGTTGGTAACTCAGCTGAGAACTTAACTTCAAACTCATAATCGTATGGGTTGCCCTCATAGAGATTGAGATAGTCAGCGTCAGTGTATAGCCCGATAAGTTCGGTTACGGCTTCGCCCCAGAACTTAAGCTCTAGGTCTGATACTGTGATATTAAGCTTCTTTAATTGCTTTGAGAGCTTAGGCTTATTTTCGCCTAATTCGATTGAGTCTGTGTTAAAGTAGCGGTTCAAAAGTCCGTTGATTGTTAAAGTTTCCATGTTATTTTACCTCTTTTAAGTGAATGATTATGAGGATAACCCCTCATTGATTTTAAATTATTGAAATGTTATTGCGGTATCATTTGCCCCTTGTGTGAAGCTGTATAGGTTTTGTAGTCTGTAGGGATATTGAGAAGCTCCCCGTTATCTCCTACAACTTGCAGAAAGTACTCACCCTGTGAGCTAAATTTAGCCCTTATTTGCCCTGTGTGAGGCTGAGACTGAGAATATCCCCAGAGACACAGGAGAAGGGCTACAGTGAGCCCTGAGAGTAGTTTTTTCATTTGTCCACCTCTTCTAGTAGAGGCATGAACTCAATATAGTTACGGTCAAGATAAGCACAGGCTGGATAGTCCGCTCCTGCTTCTTCTGTGATGAGCCCTGCATTTAGAAAGTTACTAATGAGCATATAGAGTTCAGCGTTAGTGTCTTTGTAAAGGTCAATGAACATAGTCAGAACCTTTTCATCTAGGAAGGTTAGGGAAATGTCTCCCTTGTCAAAGCTGATTTGAACAGTCAGGGCTGTTCTTGTGATTTTAATTGATTTTGTCATAGTGCATGACTCCTTTTTAATTATAGTGCCCTTGTGTTCGAGCTATGGCTCTAGGAACTGTTACACTCCCAAAGCCTTAGTTTGAATTAGCATATTTATTTTAATTATTGTGCCTGCGTATTTGTTTTGACTGTTAGTCTTTAATCCTATAGGCACAGCGGTTTTAGTAATTATTTATATTATTATTTCGTTCGTGAGCTAGTGCCTGCTTATGGGCTCTATTATTTAACGTCTGAGCAAGGGGCTTGATGTCGGTAAGTAGTGACTATCCCATTGTTTGATAGTGATAGCACAGGAGGCTATATATTCAAACTGATAGTATATCTTATCTAGTCAGTGAGTAACCTTGCGGTTATAGGAACTCCCCTTGCTTTATAGTGGTGAGCTCTAGCATGTGGCACTAGCTAATAAGTTGTTGTTGAGTGGCTTGCTTTTCACTTAGTGCGCCTTTGCACTGGCTAGTAGGTCATTAGGTAAGCTATCTTACCCTCTCTACTAGTTACCTCTCCGGTCGCCTCTGAGCTACTCCAGCAAGTCTTTGCAAGTCTTTCAGTAGGGCGCTTGTTTTCCCTTGTTATTATTTAATTTTCAAAGAGCAAGATAGTAGCAGGATAGCCTGCGGTATTTGAAACCTTTGTTTCTTTCCTTATCTTTATGATACTAGTATACCATCTTCTAACCTTGTTGTCAACAACTTTTATAGATTTTTATATATAGTTAATAGCTATAAGAGTATATAGGCTACGCCTATAAGTGTAGGGCAAGTGGGAGGGTGAAAAATGAATGACTGAAAGCCGACTGACCGGTCGGTATCGTACAAGGTGTTTGTTTTCTTACTCCCTGTCTGTTTCTGTACACCATGTTCGATAACTCCTTCCCACCTAACATTTTTCCATATAAATAACCATGTAAGCTTTTCTTACACGGATAAACTACTTTACCCTTTACTTTTTAGTATAAAGAAGTGGTATATTTTCCTTGGTTAAAAAGGGTTAAAGAAAAAGGTCGATTAAAAAAGAGCAGGGTAGGAGGGGAGGTCTGATATGCTCATTGACCAATTAAAAATTATTAGTACTATAATATTTTAGGTATTTCCCTATTCACCATTCAAAAATTTTTCATAGTAAAATAAATATGTAATATTAACCCCTCCTCCCGATTGCTGTTCCCTACTTTCCCTTATCATGATACTATCCTCTCCTGTCCTCTGGAACTTGTTCCTATACCCAATTAAAAAATGAACTCACTCATGCCTATCTCAAATTCCTCTATCCACCATTCAAATTATTTCCAACCTAACATTATTCCATATATTCGATATAATTCGTATAATATGATTTAATTCGTATTTTATTCCCTTGTCCCCTGTCCCATAAGGATTTATATAATTCGTATCCCTTGTACCGAAGGTACTATTTAAATCGTATTTTATAATTCCTGTGTATTCTACTGTATGAATAGCTATACGAAGTATGGCTATGAATACTAGTAGAATATTATTCTCTGCGAGTGTAACGAGCTGAGAGAATAATCCTATCTCTGTACTCATATCTCTGTATGGTACTATCCTAAGCACTATTCTATGGAGCTAATATAAGCCTCTCTAGAGCTCTATTTTATTTCTCCAGTATAATACCCCTCAGAAGACACTAAAATCGAATACAGGGCTTTATATGAGCTCTGAAAAGCCACTACTCTATTACTCTAATAAGACACAGGGGATTTATAAGTGTACAAGAATGACCCTTTTCTCTATCGCTATGCATATGGCTCTTTCTCTTGTGGCTCTAGGTTTTGGAGCTATCCTGTGCTATGTATTATTCATAATTCTGGGTATATATTTATCTCTATGCATATCACACAGAGGGCTCTGTAAGACACAGGAAATGCCTATTCCTCTCTGATAATAACACAGGGCTGTATATTACTTAGTGAAATAATACTACGAGCTCTGCGAGGAGTATTATGAGCTTAGTAATATAACAAAGACAACGAGCCCTGCGAGGAAGTCTGCGTTAGTCTTCCAAAGATAACCTTCCACGAATACGCAAGTATGAGTTGAAGGGTTATCCTGTGCCCTTATTATGGTACTAAAATAGACTCCAATTTTTCAAAATGAATATAGTATAATTTATTTATAGATATTTTAGTATAATATTAAATTTGTGCATTTTCTATGATTACCCTGTGGATAACTCTTATAAAGCCCGTCACTAAGCCATTTCACAATTTCACAATGTTACCAAAAAGTCACATAACTCAATTTTGTAATTTATTTGTAACAAAAACTGTGGATAACTAGCCATTTCTGTGGATAACTTGAAGGATATTATAGCATAATAAATTAGTTTAAGAAAAGTTATGTAATATTTTTAAGAAAAACTGATACTATTCTACTGTCCTCTACATATCCTTTATACCTAGTTACATAGATTTATTACTCATTTATCTATCTAACTATAATATTTGCCTCTTTATCCTACTAAATTTACTAGTTTTATGCATAATTTTGGATATTTCGTGCATAAAGTGGGGGTAAAATGCATAAAATAAAAAGTGTAGTGTCTGAGTTGACAAAATGCCCAAAAATCGTTATACTTGCAGTATCAGTGCGGCGGTGTTGTATCATGTGGGAGGTATATAAATTATACTAATGAATATAATACTAATAATATGCATAATGAATATTCACTTATATATTATATAATTCTTAGTGAATAAACATAGCCCCGCTATGTTTATGAGCTTAGAATTATATTATCTACCCTGAGTGTAACGAAGGAGTAGATAATAGGTGATAGAGTATTGAATAATAAAATAGGACCTGTAGTAGGTCCTTTTATGTATATTCAATTTTAAGGTATCTTACTGTGTCATCAAAGTCCTCAATGAACTCCTTAGATATTCTTTCCTTGGTAGCTTTGTCCTTAAAGTTATCCCTAAAGGCTTCCATATTCCTAGAGCCTAGCACCTCAGCGTGAGACACACCATAGTATTCCACAAGCCAGTTAGAGAGCTCATCTATCTCCTCTGTGCTACGTTTCCACCACCAGAACCACTGTGTATGAGAGAGTCCAAAGTGAGCCTGTGCCTTCTTAATGTTCCCGAATAATCTTTTCACAGCCTTTGAGGCGTCAGCCCTTAGCATAGGATTATAAATAAATTCGCCATACTCGCTGTGAAGCTCAAAGTATTCCTTCAAATAGCTCTCATAGCCCTCAAACCATTCAGTAGGACCTGAAATATTATACTTCTTATACCACAGGTATAATAGTCCTCCCTTAACAAATGTCTTTCCTGTCTGATACATATACACAGAGGCTGGGTCCATTTCCCAGAACGGTACATCAGGGAAGAATTTCTGGATATTTATATGGTCTCCCTCAAGATACACCTCAGAACGCACATATTCAGCCATTCTGCTGTAGAAAACAGATACCGTGGTACTTTCCCCTAGGACTTCAAATAACGCTTGTGTGGACTTGCTAGAGACCTTTAACGAGCCTGTGCCTGCCATGATGTATTTATGGACGTTTGCTGTACTTCCAAATGACCTAGCCAGCTTCTTATTCAATCCCTTTAGCATTTCTCTCAGGGACTCATTCAGGTTCTCTATGTAGGTCACAGTGATTTCCTTACCTAATCGCTTTGTGTAGTAATCTTGGAACTGCTGTCTTCCTGACTCTATGAGCTCCTCTAAGTCAAACTTTCCTGTGTCATATATATTAAATAGGAACTCAGCCGTCACAGGGGATACTAGCCTATTCTTTCTTGAAACTTCTTGTGATTTAATATCTGAGAAAATATATTTCATTTTCCTTACCTCCATGTAACTATTGTAGCATATTTGGTTAGAAGTTTCAATAGTGAAACGGTTGGAAAAGTAAAGTACAGATAATACAAGGTAAAGAAAGGCACAGAATATTTTATTCTTTATAGTGTAATATCTGTACTTTGGTAAAATATCCATAGTAAAGTACAATTAATACAGTATAAAGAATAACACAGAGCTATATTTCTTTAATATGCATTATCTGTACTTTGCTTGCAAAGTTCAGATAATAGCATATCAGAAAACTAGTAACACAGGGAAGGAAAGAGCTAATCACCTCTGTGTCACATCTAAGGCTCTCCTGTGTAATTTCTTAGAGCTCTCTGTGACCTTTCCTATAGCTCAGGAGTAAAGTACAGATAATACAGTATAAAGAAGAGCTCTAAGAGCTATGTGTATTTCTTTAACTTGTATTATCTGTACTTTGCTAAAAAGCGAGATTTTTACTTGCACTCCTCTGTGACTTATGGTATTATAGATACATAGCTCAGGAGGAAGTATGTTACTCAGTTTAGACATTTCAACACGTTCAACAGGATACGCCATTCTTGACCACAACGGAAAAGTGGTTACCCATAATGTTATCTCCCCTCACAACGATAGTTACCTAGAACGTGCACAGGAAATGGCTGAGCAGGTAAGACTTCTTCTGCATAGCTACCCAATAAAACGGGTAATCATAGAAGAGCTTAAAGTTCTCAGAAATCAAAAGACCCTTGTGTGTTTGGCTATAACACAGGGAGTGATTATTAGAGAGCTTAATGATTTAGCTATCAACTTTGTTGGTCCTTCGGTCTGGCGCAAGTTATTTAAGTTATCTGGTCTCAAACGAGCCGAGGCTAAGAAACATGCAATAGGCTTGTGCAGACGGAAGGGGCATGATGTAATCTGTGATGACGACGCAGAAGCGATACTGATTGGAGAATATTTTTATGAAAGTACAAGTAGTGACATCTACAAAAACTTACGAAGTACCAGAAGGGCTACTACCAAGAGTAGAGCAAAATAATTCTGAGAAAGTACTTCGTGTGAATTTATCTGACACAGAAGAGCTTGTGTGTTATAACTTGCAGATGTATGAGCTTAAAGATGGAGTCCTCAGTTACTACTGTGTTCCATCAAACATTATTTATGAAGAAGGGAAACCTTTGGAGTATAAAATACAATCGTTATTAGGCATGGGGTAGGAAGACTTTTGCTATAAACCTTTTCATATTACCTTTCTATAACCTTTCTATTACTACCAGACCTACCCCAGCTGGTTATGTGCATATATCCAAGTGGCTTAAGGACGTTGGCCGCAACCCAACTATTCGGGGGTTCAAATCCCTCTATGCACTTTGCCCTTTGTGGCAATGTATTTCATATATCTCCTGTATCGTTAGCCTGTGTGATTGTAAAAGGTCACATGGGCATAGGAGCAAATCACCTAATTATTAAACACACAGTGTTATACTATACATACGTTGCTCCGAAGAGTCCCATAGTGCTATCACTGTGGGATTTGTTTTAGAAGAAAGAGGACATTATGGCTAAGAAATCAGAGAAAAGATTATACTCAGATGAAATGCGAGAGCTGAGCTTTGCCTCCTTTGAGGATTTAAAGGCTTATGCTATTCGCTGGGGTCTTGAGGAATATGACGAGGACATTGTTAAGGCTTTCGGTCTTAAACGATTTGCAGAAATTCCTCCAGCTACGCCAATGCGGATTAATGCGTTGAAGCAGATTTTTGAAAGTATTGAAAACGGCACAGCGCGTATTGAGTGGGCTAACCGTATCGAAGGTAAACCTACACAAACCACTGTGAACCTGAACCGGGAAACTGAGAGTATTGAGGAGCTTGAGCGCTATACCAGTGCTCGTCTTGATAAATTATTTGAGGACTTGTAATGGCAAATTCACAGGACAAGATATTCATCAGGAACTATGATGATTTTAAAGCAAGGCTAAGCGAATATGTTAATCGTGTGATTAACGAAGTTCCTAGCGACAACTTTGAGGAAGCTTTAATAGGCTATCTTGTGGACCTTTACACTGACTCTTTTTATGAGGAGCTTGAATATATCCTTAATGAACTTGGACTAGAGCTTGATGAGGTTGAGTATCGTAATGCACAGAATAGTATCAATCAATCAGGCTTTGCCAGAAGCAATTATACACGTCTAAAAGAGATTTTTGCCAGTAGGAAAGCTGATATTATAAGTATTAGAGACGAAGTGGTTGCTGAAAAGGGTGTACTAGACCAAGAAGAGATTGATAGAAGGATAGTACCAATTATTGAGCTTATCTCTGTGTCAGAGGTTCATATGGCTATCGAAAAAGCCTCAGTAGAGACTGCCAAGGTACTTCACCATATCACAGGAGAGGTAATCTATAAGCGGTGGAACTCTGTGAATGATGAGCGGACTTGTCCTATTTGTAGGCTTCTTGATGGGACTAGAGTTCCTGTGGGAATTTCCTTCATTGAGGGACTTGACCCAGAAGATGACGCCTACGATGTTGCTGTGAATTATTTGAGTTATACAGGAGGAGACTTTAGCTATGCCCACCCAAGATGTAGATGTTGGCTCACCTATGAAAAAGAGGAAGTTACTCTCTAATAGGGAAAAGCTAAGCATACTGCTGGACACTGTGACTCCTAAGGAGAAGCTAAAGAAGGCAGTAAAAGGGTATATACCAAAACACTTTAAGAGAAATAGTATCAGAGAGACTAAGGGCTTTGAGAAAGAGCTTGAATATTATAAATTAGGCTTCCGTACAGCCCTTTCCCGGTTCAATATTGAGCTCTGGTGGTCACAGGCTGTGCAATTTGGAGCTTTCCTGAGTGGGGATTATAAGACAGGCTACTGTGTGGCTACCCCTCGTTATGGGAAGTCCTTCCTGTGTGGAATTATGAGTAATAATTTTGCATTTTCAGGACAGAACTGCTACGCTGTAGGGTCTACCAATGAGTATTCAGGCATTATTATCCAACATGCCAGAGAAATTCTAGTAAATGCTCACCCCTCTGTGAAAGAAATGCTGAGTATGGACGAAAATGACGTATCTGCTGTGGATAGGCGCTTAAAGCGTGGTCTGAGCTCATTCTCTAGTGAAGGATTTAGCTTCCGTAACGGAGGAAAGCTGGAAGGTCTATCCGCTGGTAGTAACTTTACAGACCCCTCTAAAATCCATGTAATCGGACGTGGTGGGAATATGTTTGGTGATGAAGCCAGCGATATTTCACCCCTTGCTCTAGGACATATGGCACGTCGGGAGTTTGAAAGTGACACAGGTGAGAAGCTCATCATGTATCTAATCTCAAACCCACGGTCACTGAACAGCTTCTTTGACTTTATGACCAAAGAGGACCTAGCAGATGATGAATTTGTTATGTGGCTAGACGTTGTGACTGCTATGGAAGAGGGCTCAATCAACTACACAAAAGACCAGCTCATGAAGTCAGGTTTTACAATCACAGAGGACTCCATAAGAGAAAACCTCCTGTGTGAGTTCCCTGTGGAGCGGTCTAACTTCTTTGACGCTCAGCCTGATATTCTTGAAGAGTTTAACTCTCTTAATCCTGACCTTGAATGGTTTCTTGGAGTGGATAGTGCCTACAAGGGTGCTGACAGTATTCAAGTAACTCTGTCTTGTATAGACAAAGAGGGTCACATAACCGCTGTGGATACTACGGATATTAAACCTAAGGAATGGATTGATGGTATCACGGCTAGAGACGTTGTGAATAAGATTATTACAATAGCCAATCAGTTTAAAGTAAGGGCTATAGCTATTGACTCAGGAGGAGGAGCTCACATTGTTCAGCCTCTTAAGATGGCTAGGCTCTCAGGTAAGCTAAAGGCTTATGTATATGATATAGACTTCGGTGGTAAGGTCACAGAGGCTAAGAAGATAGCTCATGACCCTAGTGCCGAGTATGCCTTTAATAAGCGTGTAGAAATGCACCTTATGTTACGAGGAATGATGGAGGCACAACGTGTGTCCTTCATGACAAAAGTCTGGGACGGAATTGCTCGGCAGATGTCCTTTGTGGCAGAAATTCAACGACCAGAAGACAGGCTTGTGAAACTTAGACCTAAATCTGAGATTAAGAAGCTAATTCACCAGTCACCAGACGAACTTGATAGTGTTCTATTGGCTATACACGCCATAGAGCTATTCTATTTGGAGGACCATTAATGGGAAGAAAGAGAAAGAAGAAAGTACAGAAGCCTCAGCAAGAACATCTGAGTAGACGTACACCAGAAGAGCTTGAAGGCGTAGAAGCCATGGATAAGTTCTTTAATTCCGCTGTGGAAGACCGATTGCTATATACTTCTAGTGGCTATCGTGAAATGCCTATTGGAAAAGACCTTAAGACCATTGAAAAGCTTGCTTTGAGCCTTCCTGATGTAGATTATATCCTTGACAGCATGGTATACTACATGTTCACGAACCGTCTGACAACAAAGGACGAGGAGAAGGATAAGCTACTTCATAAATACTTACAAGAGACTAACTTTAACGGTCAGCGTAATATTGATGTCCTTCAAGGTGTAGCCAAGGGTTATCGGAAATATGGCTACTATGGGCTGTATAATTCAGGGCAAGGTCTTGTAGGAGTTCACCCTAAGGATATTCTTGCAATCACAATCCCCTATCCTGAGCACCCTGTGTTGACTCAGACATTGAGCTATGTGATTAAGCGTACAGATGACGCACATGCCATTGTAGACCGTATCACAGGATATAGTAAAGGCTATACAAATCTTGACGTTGAAGCTTATATGGATTTGTTACAAAACCCAGAAAAGTACAAGGACGATTTGCTCCTTGTGACTGAGGATAATTTCGCCTGTGTCAAGCTGGATACTTCTAAGGTATTTGGTATCAGTCCGCTACTTAAGGACCGCAAGCGTGTGCAATTATTGTTGAACATTCTTGATAGAATGAACTATGATATTGCTCGAAACGGTATTGGTACGATTGCCCTACAAGCAAAGGATAGTATCATTGATAGTATTGAAGAGGGTGAAGCAGAAGGATTTGTACCTAGTGCTGGTCAGCTTCTTGACATGGGGCGTACTGCTAAGAAGGAACGTGCTGACAAGATTGCCAAGGATATGGAAGACATTTCACAGAAGCTCTCAGAAACAGAGTATAATGACGCTATTGTGTACTCTAGTAAGTTTGAGAACCTGCTACAGCTGACACGGGATACCAAGGCTGTGGACTTCCTAGATTACCTGTCATTGTATGCCTCATCTATTGTGGCACAGATGTTCGGTGTACCTGCAAGGCTGTTTGACCTCGGTAAGACGGTATCAAATATTGGTACACACAGTATCATTGACAACTCAATGAAGAACAATATTATCCCTATGCGGACACACTTCATTGGACAGTGTTCACGGCTTCTTGAAAATGCAGTCGGGCTCAATCACCATGAGCAAGACATTACATTTGCAAGTTATGAGTTCTCTAAGGACTACAACTATAGCAATGACATGACAATTCTTGAAGTTTATGATAGACTTAAGGAAATCAACCCAGAGAAGGCAGAAGCCTATCTGGATAAAAACTTAATTATTTAAGGAGATATGTATAATGCCTAGAAAGAAAGTTACTGTTGAAGATTTGAACGAAGCTTTTGTGGAAGCTGTTCATGATGATACTCCAATGGCTGTGGCTACTAACTCCGGTAAGGTAGTTAGTGGAGATACACGGAGAGTTGGAGAGGCACGTAAGGTAGACTATGAGCTTGAGTTCTGGTTGCCTGTGCCTGAGGATTTTGACCCGGCAGGTTCTGACTTGGAGCTTGTGATGGGAGGCACAGCCTATGTGCAACGTGTGGAAGCTAAACAGCGCTTTATCTCAGCACGTATTGGTAGACGTGTCCGTAACTATGCCTCACGTGTAGCTATTGCCTTTACTAATTTCAAGGAAGATGGTTCTACAGAAGTTTACACAGCGGAAGATTTCTTCAAGCTGTATGAAATTTTTGATGATAATGTCATTGAAGCCTGTGAAAATATTATTGTAGAGGTGCTAGGAGTTTCTACCAACCTCATTCAGTACATCACAGACGAGTCAATGATGGAGAACGTCCTGAAAATTATGCAGAACAACCCCAGCTTTTTTCAGACAAATTAGTTACCTGATTAACTATGGCTGGGCGCTAACCTGTGGTATTATTCAAGATAAAGAGGAGTGGAGAGGGCTTGCATATGATGATGTAATCCCTGTGCCACTTGATGAGATAGATGAGCAGGTGCTTGTCTTGACCAAGGAATACAATATCCCTTACTTAACTCTCATGGATGATACAACTTACACAGATATTGGTGTATTATATGCTAAGGTTGCTAACTCTAAGGCTTTTGAGGCTTATAGCCAATACATTAGCCTAGATGAGAAGGGAAGGGCAGACCATGTGAAAGACTATGGAGAGCCTAAGCCTTATGAATATGAGGTAATCACTGCTGAAATGCAGGAACGATATGCGGAACAGCAACAAAATGAGTTGCAAAAGATGTATAAGAGACAAAGGAGTATTTGATGTCTTCAATTATTACAGATGTGTTAGGATTTATTGAGGAAAAACGAGGAGCTATTAAGCCTGAGTATGTTCGTAACGGTAAGCCTGTGTACACACTACGAAACTATGCTGATATGACTGACCTTGACGCAGATGTGTTGCTTAACGGAGGTCAATTTAACTTAGCGGAGAAAGTACCAACATTTGGACGTGGAGGAAACTTGCTTCGTACACCTCGCACTTCCTACGCTGTGAACGTAGAGATTGCATTTGACAACCGTGTGAAAATCGAGAAACACACAGACGCTAAAGGTAAGGAGAGTGATGTTTATGTCTTTGTTGTTGACCAACGAGCTCTTATGGACCAATCTTCTGGACATATCTACGCTAACTTCGTTGTTGGCTATATTATAGGTCCAGACGCTAAGGGCAAACCAGAGGTTAAGGGTACTAAGCACATCAAAGAAGATGAGTTTGTGAATGACTATGACCAGACATTTGACCCATCTTCCATGGAAGAAATTATGGAGCTTATCAACAAGTACCGCTTACAACATGGTACAGCCAAGGTTATTGATGAGCTTAAATTCAATAAATAGTTAAAATAAAAGTGCAGTGTGCGGTTTGACTTACTGTGCTTTTTTTGATATAACTAGGTAGACAATTATTAAGGAGGACAGACATGGTACGCAAGTATAAAACTACTACTGTTAAGCCAGCTGCACCAAAACTAACTCCCTCAAAGGAAAATAAAATCAAAGTCGCAATTATGAACCTAAAACTTACGGTTGGTTCACAAGAAATGACTTTCAAATCACCTTTGGCTGAGCAAATTTTGGCAAAGGTTAAACACATTATTGTGGGACGTGAACAGGTTCAGTATTTTGATAAAGCTGACAACAAGTTCAAGTCATTTACTTATTGCTGTGGTGACAAGTATGAAGTTTCCTTCACTACAGAAGAGCGCACTCTTCAAACAACTGAAGTAGACTGCTACAAGTTCCCAATTACTTACGAAGGAGATAAGTAATGAACGAGACAATCGAAGTAGGAATGTCCTATGACGAGTATTTGGCTCAAATTCGTGCGGAACAGTTCGGCTGGGAAGTAGAAGAGATTACACCAATCTCTGACAGCGACCTAACTAAGCCTGCTGTAGAACCAGAAGCCTCTGTGGAAGAGGTTCATTATGAAGCACCAGCTGTGGAGGAAACTCCTGTGGTTGAAGAGCCTGTACCGACTGAGGAAGTTCCTGAGGAAGTAGAGGAGTTAGATGAAGTTTAGAGTTTCACGATTTTTGAAGCGTGACTTGGTAGTTCGTGTGAATTTCACAAAGGACGGCTACATTCAAAGTAACCGTAAATTGTTTGAGTTCTATCCATCTGGTAAAGCAGATGATGAAGGCTGGTATGAAACTACTGATGAGATTTTAGTAGATAGCCTGAGAGGACTTACTGAGCAGTTACCTTACACGCCAGAGGCAGAAGCAGGTCTTAAAAAAGATGGGGTTTCTTATGAATACGCCTACTGTGCAAGCTGTGGGGGTCACAAAGTTCGTAAACTTGAATACCATCTATTTGAGGTGACTGAATAATGCCAGTTTATTCTAAGATAGCCAAGAAAATCCAGAATGAGATAGACACCTACCTCATGAACAAGGATTTGCTTGACGGCTATATTAACTTGAGTAAGACTGATAAGCACAAAGAGTCATTTTCTGTGAATAAGAACTATGACGGTGAGGACGGATACATGACCCTCTTATCTGAGGGCTCTGTCCTGTTCCCTGATGGTTCTATTCGTCTTTATCTTGCTAAAGGAACACTACAGAAGTGGTATGACAGCATTGATGAAGAGTACGAAGGTTATGTAACGGTTGGACATGTAGATACTAACAGCTTCCCTGTGCGACAAGGCTACTTCCGTAAGGAAGACTTAAGGATTATCACAGACGACAAAGGACGCTCAGATTTACTTGTAAAACCTCATGTGAACACAGAGCTTAGCCAGATTAAGGACCTTATCATTCAAGATGAGCCTTTTGCTATTTCATCTGAGTTTAGCTGGACTTTCAAGGATATTAAGCCTGAGGAAGTCGCTGAGTACACGAAACTGACCAAGTATAATGCACAGTTTACTGACGAACCTGTGCCTATCACTGATAATATACACATTACAGGATTTTCATTTGTAGGAAATCCCGGAAATGCAAAGAGCGGAGGCTATGAGCCCTCTGTGTATTTGAAACAAGAGAAGGAGCTAGAGTTGGATAAAGAAAACACTTTAGATAAAATCCTTGCTTACTTCAATGGACAATCTGCTGAGGCTACAGAAGTTGAAGAAAAACAGCCAGAAGTAGTTGAAGAAGTTGTAGAAGAAGTTAAGGAAGAAGTAGCTGAGCCTACTGTAGAAGCAGAAGCTGAGGCTACTGAGCAAGCTGAGGAAGTGAAAGAAGAAAGCTTGGAAGCTAGTACAGTAGAATTGCTGGAAAAAGCTACAGCTAAAATTCTTGAACTTGAGGCTAAGGTTGGAAAGCTTGAAGCTGAAAAGGTTGCTCTTGAACAAGAGAAAGCTCAATCAGAAGGAGCTATCAAACAACGTATGGAAACACTTTCAGCGTTGCTATCTAAGGCTTCTGTTGAAGCCCCTGTGGTTAAAGAGCAGGAAGAGAAATTAGAGCAGTCTACAGGTCTGCGTAAACGTTTTGGAGGAAAATAACTAATGGAAAAGTTGACAAGTTTTGACATTGTTCTTAAGGAAGCCATTGACTATCTTTACGATAATTCTAAAGTAGCTCTTGCTAACCTTGAGTCAATGGCACGTGACGCAGGCGCTAATTTTAAGCCACAAGCACCATTCCATAAAGACGGAGAAATCCCATTTGGTATCTCCCGTGACTGGTCTAAAGCTCAGCCAAGCCTTCGTGAAGTAGGTATGGAAGATGAGCTGGTATCAGACTTGCTTAAACGCTTTGAGCAAGCTAACCTTGGTACTTTGCGTCGTGCTAAAAATGGCGATTGGATTATGGAGTCCCTGACATGGGGTACAGAAGCTCCAGACTTCTCTGGTGATACTGGTGATAGCTGTTGCTTCACTGAGAAGTTCACTATGAAAGCAACTGGTGACGCTACACCTGTTCGCTACCTGTGCTTCAAGGACTGTGAAAACCGTCTTGACCGTATGATGAAGGACAAAGTACACTTCAAGCAAGGCGACTTGATTAACAAGTTCCAGAAGCTTGGAATGAGCTATGCAGAAGCAGAAGCTTTCATGGCTTGGTACACATTTGCGTTTATCGTACAACGCCATATCATACAAGGATTGCTCTCTTACAAGGGTAATGGCTTACGTCCATTCCACGGTGTAGCTGAAATGATGACCCATCCGGGTATCACTCCTATTGACGCTGCTGGCTCTGTAATTGGTGCTTTCCGTCAAGTAGCTTGCTACCTTGATGTACTCCAATCACAAAATTCTAACTACAAGATTTATGTTCACCCATTGACTTTGCGTGGAATTAAATCAGAAATCAAACCGGGTAAAGACGCTCAACTGCCAGAAGGCTGGGCTATCTCAGGTGATACTGTAACATTCCGTGGCATTAAGTTTGGTACTTCTTACCACATGCCTTATGACAATGAAGTAAGCATGACTGGTGAAGCATATGTGCTTGACTTGAACCGTGTAGAAGCCTTGACACAACACGACTTGTTCGTACCTCAAGACTCTATCCGCACTGTGACATCAGAAGACGATACTCAAGCAGGCTGTGAAGTAATCTGTGACAAGTATGAAAACTTTGGTTTGGTATATACCAATTCACCAGTATCTCACTTGTTGATTGCTAACATTCCGCTTGACCAACAATGCCCTGCCGTTGTATTTGAACGTATCCAAGGTCTTCTTACAGGTCTTAATCCGTTCCCAATGGCTACTATCAAGGCTGAGGCTTAATTAAAGGAGGTTGGCAATGGCTGATAACAAAGAGCTTCAAATTGAGCTTGTAAAGGTCACTGAGGAGCTAAAGAAACATTGCCAATGCTTCGACTGCAATGATGGTGCAGATATTCAGGAATATGTGGGTAAGTTCCTTCGGGTTCTTGCCCAAATGTTCTGTTGGGTTGATAAAACCTGTGCAACCATACTAAAGACAGCTCGTGAGGAAATCATTGAGCTTGGGAACTATGAAATCTGTGAATGTAAGGCTATATATGAATTTAAGCCTTATTATTTTAAAGGTTTTGACCCAAGCACAGTAAAGCTGTTTTTACACAAGAGACAAGGGCTTTCTCGTGAAGTAATTGAGCTTGACAGAACTAAGTGGAGTTGGGATAGTATTGATGGGACTATTCTTATTGATATGACCGAACAAATCAACCCTTGTTGTCAATGTGATACCTCATGCCAATGTGAGACTACCTACAAGCTTGTAGCACGGTATGAGGCTGGTTACACAGCTGAAACGCTCCCTCTGTGTGTTTATGAGGCTATGTGTCACTTCTTACAAGTATTCATTGCTTACCAGAACAACTGTGGAAGCTTGGACGATTGCTCTAAGATGGACCGGTTGGCAGTAGGCTCTGTGCTTAAGAGTAAGTCAGTGGACTACCTGATTAGGACATGGGACGTTGACACAGCAAGTCTTGAGTATATTTACACTAAGTTAATCAACCGTTGGGCACTACAAAGTTTGAGCATGCTGTCCCTGTGTCAGTATGAGAACACAAGCGTATTTATTGCAGTAGGAAAGGCAAGAAAGCATGAAAGTAAGGTATCTAGGGGAGTACACAAGAGAGGCTAGAAGTTATGGCTGTTCTCGCTGTGGAACTTCTACGACCCATTCATCTAATGAGGTCTATAAAACAGAATACCGTATGTACTATGAAGGACGATTATTCGTCTTTAGAAAAGGAGAAGCACAGGAAGTGGCTGATGATATTCAAGGACGCTACCTGCTTAACCTGAAACATAGAGACAAGGACGGAGCTGTTAAGCCTTCCTTTGAGGAGGTAAATGATGGGGCTTCCCAAGAATAATAAAGAAGTAATAGTAATTAAGCAAGGAGGGAAGGTATCACGGTATGATGAAAACAGCCGTAAGATAGATACCTGTGTGTTTGAAGAGGTCGAACATCTTAAGTGTGTAGATTACATGCCAGTAGGTCGGTTTGAAGATGTAGAGACAACTCACAAACTAGAAACTTCCTCCACACTAGCCACCTTCTATTTTTCACTTCACAACCAGCTACACACCTGTGACTTTGACATAAAGCATGGCTATTATGTTATCCAGCGTGTGAGTGTTCGGTGTAATTATAATAACTGCCCTGAGGACGCCGGTGTTGTCTTCTGGAAGGTTGTTGGTATCAAGACTTATGAGGTACTACCCGGTTGCTGGGACGTTAAATTGACGGTACAGCGACTAGCAGGACGTGAGCATGAGCAACTACTCTTTGAGTGCAAGCCTTATGTGAAACAAATGCAAGGGATTATTGCCGTAGACCATGACTGACATTTCTAAAATCACAGGTGATGAGCTCCTAAGAGAGTTTGCAGAAGTTGTGTATAATGTTGCTCTTGAGTCTAGGGCAGAGGTATCCAGAGCCACTGGAGCTCTTAGAGAGAGTACCCAGATAAAGCGCACACGAAATGGCTTTTCTGTATCAGTAAGTGCTGATACGCTAAGGGAGAAGTCAAAGCAAGATAGGTTCTACGCTACTACATATATGTTAAAGGGATACCCTAAATCAGGGCTACCTCCCTTCAACTATATCGAAAATGCCACAAAGATTATGGGAGGACAGCTCCTTCCACTCTCTGTGTCAAGTATGTCAGCTAGACAGCCTAGTGGGCGTAGGGGCTCAGGTATTGGTACAAGCACCGATATAGGTAAAGAAGTGCTAGAGGAATGGATTAGTGCAAACAAAGGTAAGTCAAGGATTATAAGGAGTCTTAGAAGGTGATTAGCAGTATTTATATCAATATAAAGAAGTGGTTACAGCTCTACGGCTACGAAGTCCTAGACTACTTTATCCAAGTGGATAATAAGAAAGAAACCGACCCACGAAAGCGTTACAGAGAATTTGATGAGCAATTCAATGTTCATGTAGGGACTTCTGAACACTATGAGAATAATCAAGGCTGGGATACTCCCTTCTTGGCGATAGACATTGTGCCAGACCCCCTAAACAAAGGCTGTTTTAAACGGTATATAGTTAACTTCTCTGTGTATTACTCTTCTGTGACCCCTAGTTCAGGGAGACGCTGTATAGAGAATACACCAGAGGGAAAGCTAGAGTATCGTGACGGTGTGTATCAGGCTATATGCGAAATGATATACCATCAAGTTAAGACAACAAGAGGCTTGAAAATGAAGACCTTCGCTGATGATGTAGCTTCTAAAGACGATTGGTACTTGCCAATAAAAGTAACCCCTGTGAAATTTGGAGACTTAACAGACTTTAGCAGTGAATTGACAGATGAGGTTGGAATGTTCAGCTTCCCAATAACTTTATCACTTTTTGAATGTTAGGAGAATATAATGGCAAATCGTTTGTCTTCCGCTGATGTAGAGCGTTTCTACATGACACGAAATGAACTGGCTTCTCAAGGTAACTCCCGATTGGAGCTTGAAGCAATGTCACTTGTTCGTGAATATTTGGCTAACTACCAAGACCCAACTCCTGTAGCACCTAGCGGTCCTGTGATTGGTCCTGCTAATAAAGCTACAGAAGAAGAAGAAGGAAAAGAAAACAAATAAGGAGTTACACTAAATGGCTTATTCATC